CTACCATAGTCTTCATTTTACCTTTGCATTTGGATTATACAAAGGTCATTATACTTATCCTATGGTGGCGCAATTTTCAACTGGAATATTGGCGCACTTTTCAATTAGTATCTACACTTTCACTCGGATACGTACGGGAAAAACGTGCAGATAAGGGATACAGCAATGTCTATACGCTGTGGTGTGGCAACGAGGATATTGTAAATAACTTCATGAGACACGTTCCCAATATTGCGGAAGAGGCGAAGACCAATCTGTTTGAAGGTTGGGAATATTCGGACGAAGATTTTTTGAATGAAGATTGACAGATTTACTTAATTAAATATCAAAACTATGGATTTCGGAAAGACGCAAATCGGGAATATGGTTATTCTCAAGTACAAGAAGGGAGATTTGCCCTTTATCAAGGTATCGACCGTAAGCGGGGACTTCTCTGTTGAATATGGGGCAGGAAGTGTGATGTTCATGCTGCTCGACAATGCCCCAATAGAAGATAAGGTAGACAATCTGCCGATGCTTATAATACGCAATACGCAGTATGTGGCAAACTGCATTGACGCAGAGTTGCAGGTGGATGTGTTGAAGGCAGCCGGAAACGCCCTTGACCGTGCGGATGCCAAACCCATATCCGACGAGGAGGACGCCAAGATTATTGAGGAGGAAAGGCAGATGTATGAGATGAAGAAGGAAATAGAGAAAGAGACAGATAAATAAACCATATTAACATTTAGACATTATGAAAAAGTTTGTTATTTTACCAATTATCGCATTTATATTATTGACTATTGGATGCTTTATTGCATTGCCATATTATAATGTTTGGGAACAAGAGATGTCTGGTAAGGCTGAATTTGCTAAAGCAGAACAAAACCGCAAAATAAAAATTGAAGAAGCAAAAGCCAACTTAGAGGCTGAAAAACTAAATGCCCAAGCAGAAATAGAACGAGCTAAAGGGGCAGCAGAAGCTATTAAAATAGAAAATGGGAGCATAACCCCTACATACATCCAATACTTATGGGTACGCCAGCAAGCCAATCTTAATGACAAAACTGTAATATATATACCAACAGAAACAAATCTACCTATTCTTGAAGCCAATAGGAATAAATAGAAATATAATAAAGCCGGGAATTATCCACCGGCTTTCTTTTTAGCGGCAAGATACAAGGAGCAATTATTGCATGAAAGTGGCAGATAGAAATGCACAGTGGTGTCCTCTTCCTTTATTTCGTCCTTTTTGATTTGCGTAATGTCTGCTATCATTTTAGTAAGGTCTATCCATTCCTTGCATCCCTCTTTCCCGTCATATTTCTTACGGGCAGCGATAAGTTTACGAAGTTGGTTTTCTTTTGATAGCTCGGAAGCAATATCTTCCTCACTGATACCATCTACCGATATATCATCCTCTTTCTCGCTCTCTTTTTGCCTGCGTTTAATCTTTCTGCTTGCAGAGGTCAAATAGTCCATGAAGTCTTTATCGTCGGACAAAAGGGTATTCATGTTCTTCTTGTTTATCTCCAGGTTATATACCGGATTGTAAAGACCGGAAATAAGATAGGCGTCCTTGTCTTTCCATCCTAACGCTAAAAGGTCGGCAAAAGCCTTCTCTTTTATACTGATTCCCGCTTTTCTGCATTCAGAACCCAATCCTTTGCTGAATGTTATTTTTTCTTCCTTCCCTCTCAACATATTATTATGATTTTTAATTATACAAACACAAAATAGCAGCAGCATCTTATATGCCACTGGTTCTGATAGTCGGATATGGGATGATAGCCAACCATGCTGTCGCAATAAGAGCATGGGTAACTGCTCCCACGGTACGAATAAAAGCCCGTATATCCTTTATCCTTATGTTCAAGCCCCCAAAACAACATCCATGCAGAACCTACGGCGAAGCGGGTAAGGGTATTTAACGAGTTGTAAGCGGAATTAGACTTCCCTACCCCATAACTCACACCATCTGTTTTAATACGTGTGGCAGCAGCCCCGCCATTATAGACCGCCCGCTTAAAATAAGGATTGGTATAAGGTGAATTAAGATAAGACTTTACACTACCCTTTATTTTATCTTTCCCGATTCCGGCTATCAGACCGGCTGCAATGGCAGCTTCCACTTCATACAGAAATCGGTTGCAATAAATGCTGATACGCTCTGATAATGTCTTCCCGTGGTCTTCCCTGTTTATAAAATCTACAATTGCATCTCTTTCCTCCTTTCTGTCATATACAGAAAGAGTTTCCGTGTAATCGTAAATTAACTCACGCAACTTACGGAGTACTTCGCTTACGTCCCGCTTTAAGTTCTCATTTGCAGAGAACCGGAACATTGCAGGCTGAATATCATACTTGAATGATATATCTATAATCTCTTTTGCCGCTTGTACAAGAAGCTCCTCCAAATGACTTTGCATAGATATTTCAGCCTGCAAACGTAATTTTATGAAATCCTTGGCATCCTGTATCTGTTTTTTTGTAGGTTGCTTCATAACTTGTCGTCTCCTGCCGGATTATGTTCAACTTCATTATCTGTGGCGGATACCTGCCGGGATTTCAATTCATAAAGAATATCAGCCTGCTGTTCTTCTTTCTTTTCTTTCATAATCCTATCCCAGTCACGAGGATTGCTGTACATCTGAATTTGCTCATTTGCGGTCTGTCGGGACAAGAATCCGTTTTGAACAGCAACTGCAAGATTTTGTACAAGTTCAGATTCATTTAGATGTATATACGGCTTTATCCAAGCATATACGTTCAAATTTTGCAAGTCGATAAGATTTTCGGTTTCCACCCCATAGCCATAAGTAAATATCTTCACCATATCATCAATGAGATGGTTGTACTCCTGCGCATCTTTCATGGCATTCTCAAAAGCAGGAGAATAAAGCAGCTTTATGGCTACACCTGGAAGGTCCCCGCTTCTTACTTCCGGTGGAATAACCGCAAAAGACTGTTCATAGATTAATTTGTATAAAGTGTCAAGCTGCTTGGTAAAAGCGGTGGAAACATCTTGCTTGTTAAGATAACCGGCTTCATCATCCGGTCCCATTGATATACACTTTATAGTGCCATCAATCCCGCCCTCTATATTAATACTATCTCCCTCTCCTTTGAAATACATAATCGGGAAGGCGTAAGCTGTATTGTTTTGTGACAATTGCGAAAAAGCAAGTTCATATTGCTCTATGCTGTCTTGTGAAGGGGACCAACAAGCGCCGGCTTCATTTCTGTGATAAGCCACTGGAATAAATGTAAAGCCATGCTCCTGAGAAGATACAAGTTCGTATCCGCTTAATCCAAACAAGTTCTTTATCACTTGCTTTATTTTGCTATACGCACCTCTCCCTTTTCTAAAACGGCGAAGATATTTCTCATCCCAAACTTCAAGCCAGTCTGTAACTGTATTTCCATCATTGTCAAAATCGGAATAAGAACGGGCAAACAATGTAAGTTTTCCTGTAACATTATCGAAATGGGGATATAACGTATCTCCTTTCTCAAAAGAAAGTACTTTCCAATAGAAAATTCCCTTTCGGAGATAACCTACAAATGCTGTGTCCCCCGTTATCTTTACGGATTTTGCCGCTTCATACCATGCTATCTCCATGTCCTTTACAGCCCATCCGGTTCGAAACTTAAAAAATGTATCCTTTACTTTTTCATTTTCGGTATCCCCTTCCAGCTCAAATTGAATGTCGTTTCCACAAAGATGAACCAGGTGTTTGATTGTTATAATCCTCTGAAACGCAAAAGCACATCTGATAACGGACTCTCTAAACCACTCTTTTGTTTCAGGGTCTTGTCTTAATCTGTCCGGATATACCAATGGGTCATTTATAGCATGTCCGGACGGCTCAAATTCCCTCAAAAAATCCATTTGAGTTATTATCTGATATGTCGGATTGTCTAAAGGCTCATTAACGGACAAGCTGCCAGATATAACCCCTACTGCTTGTTTGTATCCATTTGGCAATATTCTCCGAAACGGACGGCGTACCATAATCTGTCGTGTACTTATATTCTCCATAATCCTTTTGGTTTAGTGTGTTGTTTTCTTATATCAAAAATCTGTCTGTAAATCATAGCCTCTATAAAGTCGGGAGAATGGCCGACGTACTTTTTCATCACTTCCTTTTTAATTAAAGAGAAGCCTTTATCTGTGTCTGCATCCCGGATGGCTTTGCGTTCTTTCATCAGGATATTATAAAGTGTCATATCCGAATATCCGTTTCCTGAAAACTTACGCGACAACAAATCGGGGTTAATCGAAATTTCATCATTCTTAATCTTCTTAACGAGAATATCAGCGCATTGTGATTTCAAGGAAGAATAAATATATTTGATTGACTTTTCATCAGCCTTTGCCATCGGAATTGGAGCTGCCATATTATTAAACTTGACCGCGTCTGGGAATTTGCCCTTAAAATCCTGTCCAGGCCCATTCAAATCAAAAACAAAGTCCTTCTCCAGGACTCCCCATTCACGCAACTTATATGCGACGCACTCTTCCGTCCGCTTGGAGTTATCCCGGCTTACATATACGTCCTCGATATGGTTCCCAATCCAAAACCATAGAACAAGATTGTCTCCGCCTTCATACGCAATATCACATGACACCCTTCTCTTATTATCTCCATATTGGGCGGAGTTGTTGAAGAAACGCTCCATGTGTTCGATTTTAAGAATATCGTCTCCGGCCGCTTTAAAATTCCAATTTCCTTCGAGGTCGCGAGCGCGGGATTCTTCATCCTGCTGGGCAAGATTAGCCGCATAATTTGAGTCAGCCTCAATCAATTTGATATTATCCTCCAAACGTGCCCGTATAAAGACGACTGACTTGACAAACATTGTTTTCTTATTAAATCCCAATTTTTTGTAAGCATCATTCCAAAGAGGGTCTATGATGGATTTACATTGTTCATATACCTCTTCTGGCGTGTCTCCCCAAAATATATTATTGGGAGAATCTCCATCCATAAAACAATATCTTTTCTTTCCATCGCGTTCTGGTATAGGATTCCCATCCTCTCCTATCCACCAATCTATAAAAACGCGCACCCAGCTATCCGGATCCGGATTACAAGTACCCCAAAAACGGTTTTTAATACCATAAGCGTTACGGTTGCAAGTGATAAGGTATTTAAACTTGTCATAAGAACAATGGGTTATTTCGTCTATACCGATATAACAGAACTGTTTACCTTGAAAGCGCTTCTTGAAATCCTCAAAATTATCAGCAAAATAAGAAAACCACAGTTTTCCCGCGTTTTCTCCAAAATTCCAAGTCATATCCGATATAGAACGGTTATAATTTCCAAATTGGGAGTAAATAAGATACGACGTGTTAATCATATCTCTAAGGTCATCTTTCTCGTTACGCAGAAGAACGGCATTAAAACGTGGATTTTTAATGTCTGGCAAGGATTCCATTAATAAAGTAAATGTTTTTGAACCGCCACGATTTCCTCCCATAATAACAATGTCAGCATCGGAAGCTAATGAGTTCTCCTGCCCTCCGGATTGAGCTATAACATTGAAATCATTTTTCAAATTACGCAACCTGTCTATGTATTCATAACTGAATACACCCTCTCCCTTTTTCGTATATACAATCTTGTCGTGTTCCATAAAAAAAAATAAGCCGGCGTATGCAGTATAAATCCGCACACTCCGGCTTGAATCACAGCTCTATGAGTTATATATAATGCAAATATACGATTTATTATAAATTTTCTAATATTTATCATATAAAAATACACATAAAGCATTGTATTTTAGAAAATATACTATATATTTGCAATACTAAATCATGTGATATGATAAAGATAGACGCTAAGCTGGATGAAAAACAGACCAGCGAAAAAGGGAATTTTGTAACATGTCCGGTGTGCGGGCAAAAGTTGACCGATGTAAAAATAATACACGGTAGCGTATTGTTTAGGACTGTATGCCGAAGATGTCGTAATTTTATCAGCGTCAGAATAGAAGAATAGCAATTTTACATATGCAAGCCTAAGAGCTTATTAGTGCACAAAGCACTGATAGGCTCTTTTTTTTATAACACAAACTAAATAACACGATGGAGAAAGAACAAATCTTATCCGAACTGACGACCAGATTAGGACAAACCAGTCTTTCGTCACAGACATTAATGAAGTACATAGAATTGAATCCGGTAGCGGAAGGAATGGAGCCTGATGACGTTTATTATAGCAAGGCAACATCCTTTCTTCAAGGGATGCAGGGACAGTACAACCACGATGTCGCAACACAAGTTGAGAGTTTTAAGAAAAACTACAAACCTCAACAGAGTTCTCCTGACTCAGGAGAAGGAGCAGGAGACAACGTCCTTGCCGACAAGCTAAAGGAAATGGAAAATGAGATTTTGCTTTTGAAGGAAGAGAGGGAGGCGGAGAAAAACGCCGCGTCAATCCATGACTTAAAAGTCCAGTCTATGGACTTGTTGAAATCTCAAATTGAAAACGGGGGCAAAAATATCTGTAACGATGAAATCCTGAATATCGCCATATCAGACGTGAAAATCACCAAAGATATGGAAGTGGAAGAAATTGTCAGTTGCGCCAAACGCAATTATGAAAAAAGATACAAGGCGATTTTCGGAAATGGCGCTTCCCCAAGTATCAACCAATATGCAGAAACCGGAGAAGAACAGGCAAAAAGCCGCCGTGAAGCATTCAAAGACCGGCTAAGAGCGCAAGGGAAACTTCCTCGAAAACAATAAACACATTAAAACAGACAAAGAATGAGACAATTAGGAACTTTCAACACTATCAGTCAATCCCGGTCGGGATTTGGCGGAAATTTTCCTGTTTGGTCAAGAGTAAGAGAATTATATCAGGGTGGTGGTATGATTGATGTCGCCGGAATGGGATTAAAGCCTGGTGATATTATACATGCCGGCACAATGGTAAAATTCAATGGAGCAGGCAAACAGGTAGAGGTAATTACAGCAGATGGAGTGACTGGTGTAAAGGCAGTAGTGACGCTTACTATCACTAAAAAGGCATCCGGAAACGGGGATTTGTCTATTGTGCTAGGCGGGAAAAGCTATTCGGTTGCCGTAACAAGCGCATCAGAAAGTACCCCAGAACTGGTAGCTACCAAAATCGAAGGAGCAAAATCTTCTTTTGCAGAATGGGATGTAAAACGTAGTGGGGCTACTGTGACTTTCACGCAAAAAACCGCTGCCCAACTTTACGCGTACATGTTTATTCCAGGAGATACCGGAGTAACGGGAGATATTGAGGAAACTGTCAAAGGAGTTCCCGCCGGCGGAAAGCTAACCGATGTCAACGGCCTTGTATTTGAAGACGTATGTATCCCTGAAGGCTGTATCCTTGCAACATGCGCAGTTGTACGCGCAGGCAGAATTTATGCAGACAGGGTGTTCGGTGGTGGCATTCCCAAATCGGTAGAAGCACAGCTGCCTATGATTGAATTTGTGCGTGAATCTGACGAATAAAGAAAGGAGAATAATATGTACACAAGAAACAAAGAATTTTACGACATTGTAGGGAAAGGTCTTGCAGCATTGGGATATACTGGGAATAAACCGCTGGAAGCATGGATTAATGACATGTTTGCCGAAAAATACAATGCGGAACAAACGTTCTCCCAAATGGGTTTCCCGTTAAATCCTAATATTCCTCTGAATCCCACATATGAGCAGATAGAAGCAACAGTCCGTGCATACACGCTGGCTACCTATGTGGATATTGACAGTGATGGTGCAACCAAATCTACAGACGGAATTTCCCTGCAAATGGGTGGATTGCCAACCTTCAAGCATGAGATTGTACTGAGCCGCAAAATCCTAAGAGAAAAAATGATGCTGATGGATGCCATTGGCGGTACCACTCCGGAAATTGAGTCTACAATAATGGAGCTTCTGTTTAATGGAGTGGACAGCTTACTTGGTGGTAACTACAATACATTCCTATACCAGCGAAATCAGGTTGTATCCAACAAAGGTAAGCTAATCATTGACGCAGCTAACAACCCGCTTGGCATTGCATTGACTATAGATTTCGGTGTGCCTAAAAAGAATATCAAGGATTCTATCTGGTATAAGAAGCCGGAAAGCGAAGCGGTGCAGGAAGAAGCTTTGGGTACTACAATAGACCCGATAAAAGTCATGAGGCAGGTAAGACGCGATTCCCAAGAAAAGGATTTTGCCCCTGCTGGTCACTGGGAATGCTCCAAGACGACCTTTGAGGATTTGATTAACCTTCCGTATTTCCGCCAAATGTACACAGTTGCGACACGCCCGGATATTTCCGATAAAGGCATGCAGTTGGCATTTGCTAATCTTGTCCCCGATGAAACAATCAAAACTTTCATTGAAACGCGTATCGGTGCTGAAATCAGAATTGTCGATTCAATATCCGTAGTGGAGAAATATGACAAATCTTCCAAAGCTATACAATACAAGAATTTGCAAAGCTTTGAAGAGGGGGTATTGGCGTATGTTCCAAATGAAGACCTGGGTGATGTACAATGCGGACGTCCTATTTTCATGGAAACGCCGGGTGCTCGTACGGCATTGTATGACGGTGGCCGCACTCTGATACGTCAGGTATTCAATGATGAAACCATGACGCAGGTAATCAAATCAGAAGTGACCGGATTGGTTGTTCCTAATAAGGTTCGCTGGTTCTACTACTTGAACATTAAAGGTAAATAACCATGAAGGATTCTCAAAATACAAATACTGGCACTACCATAGAGGAATATCTCCGTGGTTGTGTCGGTTTTGAAGTTACGGACAGTGCTATTTCCACCATACTGATTGACAGGGGGATTGCACCGGGGACGGATGTCAGCACGTTGGAAAAACGCCAGAAAGACTTGTGCCGGGCAGACCTTTATATGTGGTGCGCAAGTACACCGAGCGTAACTGGAAGCGTAGAGGATGCCAATGGTGTATGGAAGCACAAGGAGGGTGGTACACAAAGCTCTGCCTATGACAAACGTAACCTTCGGCAAATGGCAAATGACATATACGCATTGTATGGAGAGAACGTCCGTAAATCATCTGTCAGAATTGTCAACTTGGGTATGAACATGAATAAAAGGTATCCGCTATGAAAGTAAATAATCCACGTTTTCCGCATACATGCAAAGTGTATCGTATTTCCGGAGAAACATCTTTTGACGAAGGAAACGAGACCGTATTGTATGTAGGGAAATGCAACAAGTACGGAAGCACAAGCCTTAGGACATTTACAAAAAGTAATGTCATAAAGAGTGATTATGCAATAGACATTCCTGGACTTGTGAAGGGTATCATTGCGGGAGACCTTGTGGATGTTACCGATTACGGAGGAAGTTTTGAATCATGCGTAGTAACAGATTGCTACCCTACGGAAATGGGAACAACGCTGTATTTCAATATAGCTAAGAACTAGGGAAATGGAAGATAATGCTAAAGTCTTGGAAGAAGGCAAAAAAAAGATGAGAAATATCATTGATGAATATTTGCTGGATAGAATAACAGAAATCGGAATCAGACTTCTGCAAGACGGAGTAGTATCAGCCAAGTACCATAATGTAACCGGAAATACTCTAACTTCATTAGCTGTTGGAATTTATTATAGAGGTGGATTATCTCGTATAATTACCGCCGTCGTGACACAAGGATTAAAAAATCCCACCCGCCCCAAGCTTAGCAGAGGAGACGGCATTGGCGTGATAATGGTCCAAAGTTACGAAAGTGGTAAGTTTATTCCCATAAAAAAATACAACTTGGTTGACACTAACGGGGAGTACGGTTTAACCACTTCTGTAAATTTCCTCAAAGCATATAAAACTCCAAGTGACGGCATAGGATTAGTGATGTGTACAGGTACGGAATATTCTAACTACTTGGAGTCAAAGAAGGGGTTAAATGTATTGTCAGATACATTTGATTACGCGGAAAGCATTGCTAAAATGACCTTTAAACCAATGAAATGATATGGGGTACGAACAGGATTTTAAATATAAAGACGCGCTTAAATCATTGTTTGACGCAGCAAAGACGGTAAGTGAGAATGTGTTCACAAATGACCGTCCCGCTGCTGTGCCTAAGCAAATGGATAATTTCATTGTGGTGTCATTGCCCGGCTTGTTGTCTTCCATGACCTATGGCAGCGGATTTGGAAATATCCGTACCTATTGCACCATTGAAGTGTATGTCAGACAGAAAAAGGGAGGTGCGGAAGATTTGGAACAAATGGACACTATTGTAGGAGATATTCTTTCCCTATTCCCCATCAGCGACAATTTCATAAGTGCCTCAAACCCCAAATTGACCTTGAAAGGAAATGACGGATTAGGGTTCAGCGCAACATTGATAAGGGCTGACCTTGTGATAAAGTAAACATAAAATAAAACGATTAAAACTATTTATTATGGCAATGAAAACAAAGCAGGAATTGAAAGATGTATTTAGCGGTCTTTCATCCATTATGTTAGTAAAGGGTGGCATTGCAAATTTTGCTACGGTAACTCCGGATTTTGATTTGCCCGTTACTGTAGATACCCTTTCCTTGTCCCAAGCAGAACCGACATTAAACCGTACAAAGGTACACGGTCTGCAAGCGGATTGGGCTGTTACCAGTACAGCAGGAGATATTACTTTCGCTGCTACCGTTCCAAGTGTAAGCAAGGAATTGGTAGAATATTTTCTTGGGAAAACCACTGAAATAGCGCAAGCGACTATCAACAACCAGCAATTCAAGGGATTCTCTGCTGTGCTAAACAGCAAGAAGCTGAACGTAGGATTTGCGCTTATAAGTGACGACGGAGAAAAATGTCTGCTTGTAAAAAGAATGGCCGTATACGCACGCCCCTTGTTTGAGAATGCGTCCACTACCCCATTCGCTTTTGCGCTCAGCGGAACTATTGAACTTGAAGATGGTGCTTCGTCCGGCTCCTCTTCCGAAGATAATATCGCTTTCTTGACAAAAAAAGCCGACTGACCGTAGCTCCAGCTTCCCTGTCTTTTACCAGCGCGGCAGATAATACAGGGAAAACCATTACCGCAACAACCAAGGAAAGCTCTGTCTCTGCTTCATCAACGGAAACATGGTGCAAAGCCTCGGTTAGCGGGAAAGTGGTGACGGTCAAAGTCGAAGAGAATAGCGGAGCAAAAAGGACTGCTACGGTCAGCGTATTCACCGCCAATGAGTTCAGTGCGGTAGAAGTTACCCAGGACGGTCCTTTGATTTAAAAATATGGCGGTGTGCGTTATTGCCGCCGCCTTCTCCTTTTTCACACATCACAATAACACAGCATGAACGATAAAACAATAAACCAACCTACCACAGCAGAGCAGAAAACGCTTGACGATGTACTGGAGAACAGCATAGATTATATTACGATAAGAGGAAAAAAGTTCGGTATAAAATGGCTGCACCGTGGAACAATACGAAAATTAACCCATGTCTTACATTCCTGCAAAAGTGAGGATGAAGTTACTGCCAAATGTGCCTCTCTCATTATTCTGAATAATTGGTGGAAGATAAGACTTTTCCATTGGATATATTGGCGTATGCTATGGAAAAAATACACAGACACAGAGTTAACCGATATTGTTGTTATCGGTAAAAAAAAAGTGGAATTGCAGAAACTGGAATACTTGAATGCTACCATGTTCTTGACCGGAATGAGAGACACGATAATGACGATGACGAGAAAGGAAGCAGAACGTATCCTTCAAGAACTTCGGCAGGAGCAGCATTTGCAAACGGAGAAAAACATCCGGAACTGACACGACCGTTAATTCTTCTTTGGGGAATGATTAATATCCCTAATTGGTATATGGACTGGGTATTGACCTGTGCTCAATACGAACTTCTGATGTGCGATGCTCCGATTGTAGTGTATGACAAAGCAGACACAGAACAAAAAACGCACACAGCCAAAGAAATGGAAGATTTAAAAAGGAAGTGGGAAGAAAAGAGAAAAGAGCGGGAAATGAAAGGGCAAAGACTTTCCCTCAATGATTTTATAGTAAACGGTATTAACGCTATCCCCCAAGATACAAAACAAGAATAAATATGGCAGACCTCGGAAATTTGAATTTTGGCGTTCACTTGAAAGATTATACAGAACAAGAGTACGAAGCTATCAAGAAAAAACTTGTGAATATGCACGTCACGACCAGTGCAAAGGTTGGATTAAAAGTAGATATAAAGGAGATTGAAGACAAGGTAGAAGCCTTGCTGAAAAACAAGACCTACAAGGTAAAGCTGGATGTAGATAGCGAAAGTATTAAAAAACTCAAGGAAGCTTTTAAAGGACATGGCGTTGATGCAAGCGAACTAAGAGCCATGAGGGGAGTTTCGCAGATAATCCGTGCAGATGCTTACGTTAACTCACAAAAAGCCCTTGAACAGCTTAGGATTGCCCGAATGCAGGCTGCAAAGGCTTCCGATACGCACAATGCGGCAATGAAGAGGACAAACACTACAATGTCTTCTCAATCACGGATAGCCGGGGAACTGAAAAATCAAATCGCCAATGTGTATTCCATATACACTTTAGAGCGTTTTGTAAGGGGATTATATACCATTGGCGGAGAGTTTCAGAAACAACGCATTGCCCTTACCTCCATTCTTGGAGACAGTATGAAGGCGGAAACCATATTCAACCGCATTAAGGATTTAGCGGTTGTCTCTCCGTTTCAGTTTAAAGAACTGGCTTCATACGCCAAACAATTGTCCGCATACAGCATCCCGTATGAAGAGCTTTACGATACGACCAAACGACTTGCCGACATTTCCGCAGGTGTGGGTGTCGATATGGGACGTATCATATTGGCGTACGGGCAGGTGCGCAGTGCAGCTTTTCTCCGTGGGCAGGAACTGAGGCAGTTTACCGAGGCTGGTATTCCGTTGGTGGACGAGTTGGCGAAACGGTTTACTAAGCTTACGGGAGTAGTGACATCTGCCGGAGATGTATTTGACAAAATCAGCCGGAAGGAAGTAAGCTTCGGGATGGTGAAGGATGTCCTCTGGGATTTGACCAACGAGGGAGGCAAGTTCTACAACATGCAGGAGGCTCTTGCGGAAAGCCTTGCAGGCAAGTGGAGCAACTTGCAGGACGCTTGGGATGTGATGATGGCTGACATTGCGGAAAGCAATAGCGGTGTACTTTCAGATAGCTTGGAGTTGCTTACTGATTTAATGAAACATTGGGAAGATTTTGCTAAAGTAATCATTCCAATAATAACCTCATTTGGTACTTATAAAACAGTGGCTCTATTAGCATCTTCAGTAAACCTCAAACTAATAAAAACCTTCATATCATTAACTGCAAGTGTTAGAAGTCTAAAAGACGCTATTGCGCTACTTGGATTAGTAACAAAGGCTAACCCATTAGGTTTATTATTAGGAGCTTTATCCGGAATTATAGCACTATTTTATGCGTTCAGAGAAGAAGTAAAAACTACAGAAGAGGTTATTACGGACTTAAATAAGACCATTGCTGATACAAACGACAAGATGCAAGGTAATAAAGCTGTTGACAGCCTTATTGACCGATACGAAGCCCTTAGCAAGAAAGCTAATAAAAGTGCAGAAGAAAGTCGAGAATTAGGGCGCATTACCAAAAATCTCGCCAATACATTCAAAGATGCAGTTACTCAAACAGATAAATACGGAGTAACAATATCTCTTTCTGTTGAGAAGATGCGAAAATTATCACAAGAACAGAAAGACTTATACAAGAAGCAGTTTATCGGGACTATGGCAAATGCCCAAATACAAAAGCAGAGTATTGATTCCGAAAGGGAAAGGCTTGCCGGTATTATCAGAGAAGGAGGATATAGAAGATTTGATGAAAACGGAAGAGAATTATCCTTCGCTAAATACAAACCGGAAGACATCACCAAAGCAAGAAACAGACTATTGGAACTGGAGAAGCAAAGTCTGGACCTAGCCAACATTATAGACACGGCCAGACAATCTTATCATTCCATGAGCCAAATTAATATAAGTAAGCCTTTGACTGATTGGGAAAAAGAGGCGAACAAACTTGCTGGCGACATGGATGCCTTAAAACCCAAAGAAGGAACCTCCTATGAAGAATATATGGATATGCTTTCCGGTAACATCAGTGACTTGGAGAAAAAAACAAAGGCGTTTGCATCTGGGAATAAATATTCAGAAAAACAACTGGCATCCTACAACAAGGAACTTGAAACAACAAGGAAAATATATAAGGCTTTAGGAGGATTGGAAAAATCATCCGGAAGCGAAAAAGACCCTATTGCAGAACAATGGAAAGACCGTGCCGACCTAATCAGCAAAGCCCTATCACTTTACGACAAGTGGAAGAAAATAGAGGGTGAAGAAGCCGCATCCCAAAGGGTGAAGGGCGTTTCTGAATTTGCCCCTATCTTTGACAAGAACGGGGTTAACTTGGATTTGAGTGACCCAAGCAAGGCATACCAATACATACAAGACCAGTTGGACCAATCCAAAGGGAAACAGATGGAATTGTACCTATCTCTTGGCGTGAAGAAAGAGAATATCAACTATGATAATGTCAAGAAAGGTGTTGACGATGCCTTGAAGGAAATAGAAAGGTATATTTCCCAAGCCGGAGAAAAATGGGACTTGTATAAAAAGCTATTTGAAGCGACCGGGAATAAGTCCCTTTCCATGAATATCGCTTTCGGCGGAGAGGTCTCATTCAAAAGTGTAGTAGATGATTTGCGCAACCAACTTTCCAAAGCGCTTGAAAATACGGGAAGTAAATTCTCCGTTACAGATGTCCTTGCCATGAAAGAGGACGATGTAAAGAAGCAGTTTGGGGAAGGAGTAATTCTGAAACTATACCAATCAATCAACGAGGAAAGTAAGAAAATGCGTTCAGAAAGCCTTGAAAACCTTTTAGGCATGATTGAGGATTATAAAGATTATGCCCAAAAGATAAAGGATATTGAGCGTAATCTTCAAAAGGACTTGGCAGATATTGAAAGCCAAAGAGGGCAATTAGGCGAAGAAGCGACCGACAGGCTTATAGCACAAAGGAAAAAGAAAGCGAGCGAAGATGCTGCATCAACCAAATTTGAACAATTCAAGAGTTCGGAAGACTGGGCTAAGACCTTTGACGACCTTAACAGACTTTCTTCTGCAACTCTTAGCAGGCTAATCAAGAACCTGGAAGAGTTTAAAAATACGACCGGGCAAAGTCTAAAAGTCAACGAGTTTAAAGAGCTTGTCAATGTATTAAAAAAGCTACGTGACGAAAGTGAAAGCAGAAACCCTTTCAAGACATTATCAGACGGAATAAAAGAGTATGCGGAAGCCACTGAAAAACTGAAAAAGGCTCAAAAAGAACTTGGGTTTATCCAGGATGGAGGCAAAGTAACTACTGGTGTTTCTGAAATGAGCCATACAGAAACCAAGAAAACGGATGGCGGCTTATCTTATCAGACTAAAGTCGTCGATAAATTAACTCCTAAATTAAAAACATTAGCCGATGCGGAAAAGGAAGTCACTGATGCACAAGATAAACAAAATGAAGCTTCCGATAAAGTTCAAGTAGGCTTTGGAGATATTGTCGACATGGCTAATCTTCTTATCGGCACTTTGGGAGATTTAGGGTCAGCATTTGATGCCTTAGGGAATGACAGTATAGGAGACACTCTAAGCACTGTACAAGAAGTTGCGGGTGGATTATTGAATACAGCTCAAAGCGGAGCTACCCTTTTCGCTGGTATATCTTCCGGCAACCCGATGGCTATCATGCAAGGGGCTACGGGTGTAGTCAGCGGTATTACCGGAATAATAGGAAGCATAGCCAAAGCCCATGATAAGAAGCTGGATAAAGCAATCCAACGTTCGCAACTGGAAGTGAAAAAGCTTTCCAATGACTATAAGAACCTTCAATCTGTCATAGAACGGCAATTGGGTGCTGTTACCCAAAGCCAATCCAAAGAGATGATTGCAAATCTTCAAAAGCAACAAGAAGAGGTGCAAAAGCAAATGAAGGCGGAGCAAGACAAGAAAGATTCGGATGCTTCTAAAATAGAGGACTACAAGCAGCAGTATATCGAGTTAGGCGAGCAAATCAAGTATTTCTATGAAGATTTGGCAAGCGAACAATTCGGTATAGACTTAAAGGGATGGTCAGACCAAATATCAGAAGCGTTAGTCAATGCGTTCGCCAACGGAGAAGATGCAGCAAAGGCTTTTGATGATACGGTGGCTGATATAATGCGCAATGTCATAAAGGAGATGATTTCTCTGAATGTCATAAAACCTGCCATGAATAACCTAAAGGATTATCTATTTGGAGATAAGGGTATATTTACAGACAGTTCCGCCGGGGGTACAAATCTGACAGAACAAGAGTCAGCCGGACTAATGCAGCAACTTGGAAGCCTTCGAGGGACAATATCAGACTCAAAGAAAATATGGGATTATCTAAATGCTGCTGCAAAAAAAATGGGAATAAGCCTTGAAGAGACAAACGCTTCAAACACTCTTTCCAAAGGGATACAAGAAAACATTACAGAAGAAACCGCCAATATTTTAGCTTCTTACATAAACGGTATTCGTGCAGATGTAAGTGTAAAACGCGCTTTGCTTGAAAAGTGGGGAAACGAGATTCTTCCGAAATATAATGTTATAGCCGAACAACAACTTACTCAATTGAGGGCAATAGCCAATAACACGTTAAGAAGTGCCCAAAATACCGAAGCAAACGTTGCTTTAGTACAAGAAGTTAGAGATATGCTAAGTATAGTGATAGACAGAAGTGGAAGAAAAATTAAAATATAATACGTTATGAACGAAAAAGAATTAAGCAAAACATTACTGAACCAGGCTATTACGTTTGGTTTATGCCAACCGTGGCAACACGCATGGGGGAATCCTACCCAACAAGGATTAATTGACAAGTATCTGCATGGGATTGATTTTGCCATTAAGCATAATTACCCCACCAACACTTTCATAAAAGAACACTTCGACAAAGACCTTCTCCACAAGAATAATATTTTTGTGGATGAAGATGTGCAGAAACGCAACATGTCACAAATTTCTGTTTTGAACGGAAATTGTAAAGGTACTCTCCTATTTGATGGCTTTTCTGTATGTGATATTTACGTGCGCCATGACAGTGAAGTAACCATTGACTGTTCACAGTATTGCAAGGTATTCATTAACGTGTACGACCGGGCAAAAGTAAATGTTATCCAAAAGGATATAGCATCGGTATATGTTTACATTCATGGAGAAGATTGTATTGTGGAAACCGATGGGGATGTCATGCAAAGAAAAAGCCAGGCTTAATGTCTGGCTTACATTAATTCAAGCTAATAGCATTCCCGTGCAATTTAATATTCATATCAACTTCTTCTTTTGAAAAATCATACTCGTATTCAACTACTCCATAATTATACTTTTTATTGTTCTGCCCACCGGTAGAAAATACTTTCCCTTTATTGCAATATTCTTGCAAAACATGTTCTTTGGGCAAATGATGCTTGCTAAATATAGTTGTGCATGCAGTATCTATATCCTGTGACAAGTAATGGACCAGGTTTGTAGAAGTATCAGACGAATGATGTGGGATTTTCACGAAACGGCATTGCTCTAAATAAGCCGGATTTATAGCATCTATATGCCCATTCATCGTATCCCCACCAAAATATAGATAATACTCATCTATATTAATTATAAATGATATTGATAGTTCGTTCTTATTTACATTGTGTTTCCCTTTCTTCACATAGTTTGCTAAAATAGAAGATATAGGAGTAACAGCATTCACTGAAACAAAGACGTCCTTGTCGACTCCTGCAAATTTCAAACTTTTAATTTCATTATACCCCCTATCTGTTGCGCTGATATTGGCAACAGTTCTCTTTTTTAATCTATTCAGATTAAAGACCTTATCAACAGCCCCTCGAAGTGTTTTATTATTTATTGTAATAATATCACTTGATTCGTTATAAAAATGCTCCGGCAGCAATATTTGTGTACTTTCCTTGCAATACTTCTTTATTAATGTATCAATATCTACAGAATGGTCTAAATCGGGATGCGTCCAGCATAACATCGAAACGGTACTAACCGAATAATGCCTTAATATTTCATCTGTAATATTCCGTTTATTGTATTTGAAACAGTCTATTACAATAGAATATTTTACAGGGCATCCCTTTTCACCGGTATCTATAAACAATATTACAATAGATTCTCCCTGATTTTTATATCCTATAATAAATATCTTTACGCGTAAAGTACCAGAGCTTGTAATCGGTATTTCTGTTTCACCACCCCTTAGCATTCTTACAAACCGTTATATTAACTCTCTTTTGATTATTATTAGAAGACATAGCCCTCGTCTGATTTCCTATTGACGTTTGAGCAGCCCAATCAATTCCTCCCCCATAAGAGGAATGATTACCCTTTATTTCAAAAGCTCTTGTAACACTAAATTCTATATTGGCAGATGAAGTTTTTGTTTTCATGATATAAGTCCTTTAGATAAAAAATTCTCTGTTACGCTCGCTCTAAACAACTTGAACAATTCATCGTTTATTTTATCTTTCAATAATGATTCTATTCCCTTTTTATCTGTTACTTCATTAAGTGGCACAAGGGATGAGTCAACATAGCCGTCCATATCTAAAATACATCTAATAGACCCGTTCTTAAAACGTTCTAATCCGCGAGTAAAATTAACTTTAATATTTGCGTCATTAGATATAAAGGCATCCGTATAAACTTTTTTTATAGGTTTTACATTGTCTATAATGTTCTTCTCCAAATCTTCCATAACCTCAAAAGTTTCATATGCTTCTTCCAATGAAGCATAGTCCTTGCCATCTATTTTTCTTATAGCCAACCTCTCTATTTGCACATAAGAATCATATTCTTTTAAGGTAGTTATGATGTCTGTAATAGAGTCAAGATAAGGGTCTATCGTATTATAAGAGTCGCTACATCCTATTGTAAGGCAAATAAAAGTAGGGCTTATATCCATAGATGAATTTTGCTTAGGCTCTATCTTGCAATCAAAAAAGCGATGAATATTGCCAGTCTCGTTTACCTCAAGAGGGATAAATCTATCTTCTATTGCTTTAGGATTTATTTGTAGATTAAAATTATTCGTCCTGACAAGACGGTAACCCGCAAAAAGATTTTGGAACCATTCTAAGGATTTTAATTTCATTATAAAACCATTTAAGTCCGTTAGACTTGAATAGTCACACCTAATAATGATTTGCCTTAATAATGAAGACCTAAAATTTTTACGAGTATATACTTCCTTTGACATGATGTTTATTCTTTTGTGAGACAAAAATACTCCAAAATCTAAATACAAAATATTATTTTAATAATAATTCGCATGTTTAAGAACATTTTCTTAGCTATTTTCCCTATATTTGTATTATTATATATAAAGCACAAACATCATATTTGTTATGAATAAGATAATAAGCATAGACATTTATGACCGGGATGTAATGGTTCATTTTGGAGAAAAAAAGCACTTGAAGGCAAGAATATCAAAGATATTCGGGTGCGAGAAGTCTTCCGAAATCGTTTCTATGATTAGTGGAGAAGAAAAGGGAAAAAGTTTTTTATTGCCTGGCGGACAAATGATTTTGTATATGCCAAATTTGCCGAAAGATATAAAAGGGTTGTCAATATTAGCGCACGAGATATTTCACATCGCCAACTTTACATTGGAAAAAGCAGGAATAAACTTAACCAGTGATAGTGACGAAGCTTATTCCTACTTAATTGAGTTTCTTACGAAAAAGATTTTAGCGATGCTGCCTATTTCTTTCTCTGACGATGTTCGGTCTGCGTAGTGTTTGGATGCCTTTTGGCATAGTTTTCTGTAACAAACCGTCCAGTTTTAGAACTTCTGTTAAGCTCCACGGTCTTTGTCTTTTGACTTTTTCCCATGCTTTCTCATATTTATAATATCGTGGCAATATTATCATAATCGGTATAACAAACGATATGCCACAAAACAAGAAAAGCGGAGAAACTCCGCTTGACTTAATGATTGCTTAACATTAAAAATTACTGTTTATAACTTCCATAAGCAGAAAAATAATGACCATCACATTCAAACTCCCACTTAAATCCTGGCTCATAAACATGTGATAATCTAAACTGTAAAATTCTTGTTTCTCCAGAAGATAAATATCCTAATTTCACCTCATCAGTAATCTCAATAGGAACACTACCGCTTCCAGTAGAAAAAACTTGAAACTTCGTAAGTTTTATAGTCTTTGAGCTATTGTTCTTTATGGCACATGACATAACGCCCGTATAATATCCCGAATTAATAATCAAAGAAGACGTAGGGAAATAAACATCCATCATACTTCCTAATGACACAATATAAACAGTACAGTTTGCCACATGTCCGCCATCTTCTGACGTTGCCGTAACTTGTACTCTTCCTGATGTATTCCCTAAAACCACTCCATTTTCATCAACCGGAGCAATCACAGGGTCGGATGAAGTCCATATCACATTCTTATTAGTTGCGTTTTCTGGTGTAAACACAACATTTAACTGTTTTTGTCCTCCAACTTCAATTTTATATGTAAGGTTATCAAAACTTATAGATTCCAATAAAATGGGTTCTACTGTCAGCTCACAAGTAGCCTCTAACCCTGTATTTCCCAAAATAGCCTTAACTATACATTTTCCAGGAGACATGGCAGATATACTATTGTCTTCATTAATCTTTGCAATATTTACATCAGAAATCTCCCATGCTATGTTTTCTTTTGTTGCATATGCAGGAGTGATTATTGATTCTATAGTAAAAACATCTCCCACCCTTACATTTTTTTCATTTTCTTTCAAAGAAAAACCTTGTGCTACAACAGGATTAACCTTCACTTTGCATGTTGAAGTTATAGAAGATTCAAACCCTGCACGTGCTGTAATTGTAGCTTCTCCTGCCTCTAGCGCTGTTACAATAACCGAATTGTCTTTACCTGATTCTAAACTTGCAATTTCCGAATTATCTATTTCCCAAAAGACCAGTTTCTTCGTAGCACCCTGAGGTTCAATAGAAGCATCCAAAATCAAACTTTGTTCTCCATTAAACACAATCTCTTTCTTATCTATAAATATGCCAGTAGCTTCTATAGGCTCAACCGTCACATTACACACAGCCTTTATTACTGCATTATCAATATATAACAAATCCGTTATATCATCATCTCCAATCCAGGCATTTACTGTAAAGTTCCCTGGCTTCAAGGCTGTTAGTTTCCCGTGTGAATCTATTTTTGCTAAATGATTGTTTGCATTTACAGGATATATCCCCCAATTAATTTTAGGCAACTTTGCTTTAGAAGGAGAGCCTTTTACCGTAAATTGATAAGTTTCTCCGGGCTTCAAAGTCATATCCGACTTGTCTAAAAGTATAGATGTTACCATATCATCTTCATTCTCACAGGAGGATATAAGAACACAAAATAGAGAAAGTAGAAAAAATATTTTATTACTCATAAGGCATGTATTTAGTTAATTAATGTGCGGCAAAGTTAAGTCTTTAATTTTAATTAAACATTATATTATTTTGCTTTATTACAGTGTTTTTTATTGCATATAAAGCATAAAAAATCCCCGAACTGTAAAGAACGGAGATTGCCTTAGCAAGAGAATGTATATTTTGATTGCAATATAACTAAAAGTCAGGATGCGTCTTCATATATTCGTCAATCGCTTTGAGGTCTTCTTGTTGCTCCTTACTTCCCTTGTAATCATTAAGCCCTCTCTGAACTCTTTCTGTATGAGATTTATTGCGCCTTTTTAAATGAGATTTTTTTATCCATCCTTGATTAAAAGAATATTGGGCATGTTGTACTTTTGCCCATCCATCTTTTTCCTCAAGTATAATAACGTTATCCAATTCACCTATTTGATAATAAGTTTTTTCTCCAAAATATTCCGTAGCATTTTCATTCAAAATTTTATTCCCATTAGGCTTATCAAGTAAAAATATCTTCTCATTAGACGTTATACCAAATAGAGGATTGACTGCTGCCTTTTTGGAAGATGTCCTTACTTCTTGTTTTTCCACCTTTACAGGCGGATTGTTTTTCATATCCCGCAAACGAGCTTGCCGTTCTCTTTTCTCTCTATCTGCAAATTCTTTAAACCCAGCTTTTCTCATCTGTTTTTCTCGTGCAACGGAACTCCAATATTCCTCATCATACATGCTACTATCATCATCTTCTCCGCAAGACTTAGAACAATATGCTACACACCCGAAAAGGAATAAAAATAATATCAGCTTTTTCATATCAATTATTATTAATACGTATTAAATTTTGCAACAAAGATACGCCTTTATTAACATCTGTTGTCATTATATATAGCATGTTATAAAACATATTCATCATTTATTAATATATTAAATTATAAAAACAAGTATATTTTCTATATATTTGCGCAATAACTTAGAAAATAAACGAAAGCAATTGATTTTCTAATCAAGAAATTTGCACTTTCAAAGGTTATCACTATCTTTGTGATGCCAAACAATAGTAAAGTATTCTTTCTCCGTAGAGCACGGTTATCGCTCACTATATTAGTTGGGCTGTTTTTTATGCCCAATTGCTTGTATAAAAATACACGGCTGTTTTTCCTGCGTAATATTTCCTCTTCGGAGAAAATCTTACTATTGTTTGGCGACACGGGAAATGACAGCCGTTTTTCTGTCTATAATTACAACGCCAAACAATAGTAAGTATGGAAAGCTTAATTCCAAATCAAAAAGGTATGACCTCCCTTGAAATTGCAGAGGTTACGGGTAAACAACATGCCCATGTAATGCGTGACATTCGCAGCCTCTTATCACAAGGTGTATCCGCATCCAATTTTGGATTGGGGTCATACACAGACGCTAACGGTCAAAAAAGACCTCTTTTTAATCTCACCCCTAAAGGCTGTCTTATTCTTGCATCAGGTTATGATGCAGTTCTGCGTGAAAGAATAATCAACCGTTTAGAATACCTCGAAAATGAGAAAAAAGTTATCAAGACTCCACAAACTTATCTTGAGGCATTGGAAGCGTTAGTAGCTTCTGAAAAGGAAAAGGAACAACTCCGTATTGAAACAGAGCAGCAACAAAAGCAAATCGAGCAGAAAGATGCAAAGATTACCAAACTCCAGCCTAAAGCCGATTTTGCCGAAGCCGCTTTCAAAGCAGAGGGCAAAGTAGACATAGGTCAAGCCGCAAAGATACTCAATCTCGGTTTTGGTAGGAACACCCTTTTCGGGAAGCTAAGGGATGCGGGCATATTCTTCAAAGACAGGAACGAACCGAAACAAAAGTATATTGACGCAGGCTACTTTGAAATGACGCTGTTGCCGCCAATACGCAGAGACAACCACCCTGACATATTATGCCAAAAGGTGTTTTGCAAACCAAAAGGTCTTGCCTACATCAACCATCTATTTGGCGGAAAGCCTTCTGATGGGAAAATAGCAAAAATCAAATAGCATTGAAGCATAAACATTTACAGGTACGGAGTAATGACGTACAGCTAAGACTATATCAAAAAATATATTGCCACGTAAACAAGCATAGATGCACGTTGAGGTTTCGACCAACGTTCACGTTATGATGCCCCGCCAGTAATACGGCTGGCGGGCAGATGGCAGGAATAACGACTAAAACAAATATTCATCATGGAAGAAAAGATATATAACTTGCAGAAAGAGAACAAGCTCCTCAAACTTCAATTATTGCACTTATCCGAAGATATTGAACTGGTGTACGAAAGGATGGAAAAACTTGAAAGGAAGCTCAAAGAGAAGCGGGTAAAGAACCCCTACATGAAAATCGTGTCACCCGAAAGGTAGTATTCATTGCAAATATAATGTAAGCCGGATAACTATATCAATTTTCTAACCTTTTACTTGATTATTTAGAAAATACACCATATATTTGCAGTATTGATATAACAAGCCAAAGAGCTGATTAACGGATATGCCGTTGATTGGCTCTTTTTGTTTTTACAACACAAACTCAAAATAACACATGGCAAAGCCTTACAGTATCTATTTTCAGAAAAGTAAGCTGGGGAGTCCTGCTATTGACACCAAATCCCAATGGGGGATTGTGTGCAAGGACTTCCCTTTTACTGTATATGGAGATATTAAGGATTTGCCCAAAAGGGACTGGATAGACCAAGACGGAGAAGACACCTTTTTCCCCGAAGAACTCTACGTGCAAGCCTATGATATAGAAGTAGAGTTTGCCTATAAAGGTGATATGGGAACAGCCAATGAAAAGATTGTCGCCTTCCTGGACTATCTGATAGGAAAAGACGGTTACGGAACAGAATTAAAAGTTTATGACACCTATACCCAAATAGGCAGACAGGGGGTTTATTTTAAATCTATAAAACCCGACCTTTTTGTCCGCAAGACGGATGAGGGAGATGTCGTAACTTTCAACATTACATTTCGGGTGACCGACCCTAAAACACAAATTATTCTTACGGTATAATGGGACGGTTTATAATATACAGCAAAGACGGGCAGACGCAACGATGTGTCGCTAACAAGTTAGAGTATAACGGGGAGTTCATGGGAGCTTGTTCCGTTAACATTACCGTTACGTCCCCCACTCCGATTAATTTTACAGTCGGGGACTATCTGATATATCGCGGAGAAAGATTTGAAATAAACTACGACCCTACTGAATTGAAGCAAGCCTCCAAAAATACATACGGAGAGGCTTTCAAATATGAGAACGTAGTTTTCAACTCTCTCGCAGATGAACTGACAAGATGCGAATTCCTGGACTATGTAAAAGAGGATAACTTAATTCACTACTCTTCCCTGCCTACATTCAGTTTTTACGCTGAAAGCATAAATGCTCTCGCAGAAAGAATACAGGTGAACCTTGACCGTATCTATAAAGGAGAGCAAAAATGGACGGTTACAGTACATCCCGAATATGTTAATGAGACTAACAAATCCATATCAATAAGCAGTATAAACGTTTGGGACGCACTTGCTTTGGTAAATAGCGAGTTTAAGGCAAACTTTATCATAAGAGGACGAACGATAACAATAGGCACTGCCGGAATTGCAGTAGGAAGCATGTTCGGCTATGGAAAGGGTAAGGGGTTGTACTCCATACAAAAAACCGCGGATTCATCACAGAAGATAATTACCCGCCTAAGAGCATATGGTGGTACCAAAAACTTGCCGTACAACTATTATACAACATATGGAAGTCCTATTGTTGAAGCTCCCATCGAGGATGTATCTTACGGATATGACCCTAATACACATTTGATAGACGGCGCTGTTGTGACTCTTCCTTTTTATATGAAATTCCTATCCGACACAGCATTGTATGATGTGACAATCAATGGGAGTCCCTATAAAATGAGAAGAGGCAGCTTTCTTGGGAAATGCTACGTTTTGTTGAATAGTGAAGCCGACAAGGACAACGTCCGCATAGGCGCAAAGATGCGGATAGAAAAAGGTATTGAGACGGACAATGTTCCAAGAAAGTACAAAAGACCTTCTGGAGCATTAGTTCCCAATAATATGGCTGTTAAAAACTTGATGCTTCCTGATTTTCCGGAAAAGACACTTGACCCATACCTTGATAGTAAAAACATAGATATTATCGGAGTTCGGGAAGGTTCGGTTTTCTTTGACGGGAGCGATACTTCTTTGCCGGAAATATATCCGTCTATGGAAGGAATGACAGCACAGCAGTTGAAAGACGCGGGAATAATCGTAAATGCTACCGGAGCGTTGGATGAAATCGCTTCCGATTCTGTGAATAAGGATAATACGCCAATTGCGGATGATGGCTACTTTGAAGAGGGGGAAACCATCCCACCGTTCAAAATATATCTCAAAGACATTGGATTTGACATAAACGATTACTTTACCGATGAAACTCCCACCATATCCATGAAAGGCGGAATGTGTGGTGGACGTGAATTTGAAATACTTAGAGATGCAGACAAGCCCGTAAAACAAGGTGACATGTGGGTCTTGACATGCAACAGAATCTATGATGAAGGTTTGAATCTTTATTTCCCATATAAGGATTTTACTATCAAAGCCGGAGATAAATTTGTGCTTTTGGGCATTGATATGCCGGATGTGTATATAAAAGCCGCTTCCCAAAGATTGCTAACAGCTTCCAAAGAATATCTTGCAAAAAATGATTATGTAAGATATACTTATGAGCCTAAAGTAGATGAAATATTTATGGCGCGTCACCCGGAACTGCATGACAGTATAAAGGAAGGTGATTTAATGTTGTTCGAGGATGAAGACTTAAACATCAACGGGAGCATTATTATTGACAGCCTTACAATAAAGGAAGGAGACGCTCTCATTCCAACGTATGATATTACCCTTCGCAATGACAAAGCGGTAGGAACTTTAGAAAAGATACAGAATCAGATAGACTCAATTGTAGGCGGGCAAGGCGGTGGAGGATTGACTACCCAACAAGTGGAATCAATCATTAAAGCCTTTGGAGAAAAGCTGTTTTTGAATAAAACCAAACCTGACCAAACCAGCTATTTAATAAAGTTCTTAGGTGGATTATTTTCAGACTACATCCAGTCCATGAACTTTTCTTCCGGTGCTCTCGGTGAAGGCTTTGTTATTAAAGTAGACAGCAAGACGGGTAAATCCTACATTGAAGTGGACGAACTCTTTGTGCGTATCAAAGCGATGTTCTCCGAACTGGAGATAAAGAAACTCTCTTATGCAGGCGGGAACTACATGTTCACCGCTGCCGGAATGAAATGCGGAAAGGTTGAGGAACACGAGGATTTTTGGCGGTGCTATCTGCTGGTTGATGATGGGGAGACGGCTATCGAGAACCCGTTCAAGGAAGGTGACCAGATTCGTTTCCAAGACTTTAATATCAAACCGGGTATCTACGAAAATATATCCAACCGTTATTATTGGCGCTTATGTGTAGGTGTTGGCGAGGATTACATAGACCTTAGTAAGACAGATTGTGACGCAAACAGCGACACACCGCAGGAAGGAGACAGCCTTGTACAGCTCGGTAACAGAACAGACAAGAAGCGTCAGAACGCAATCACCCTGTCTGTGTATGGTGATGATGCGCCGAGTATCCACCAGTATGCAGGAATAAATTCTTATTCTTTAGCAGGCAAGGAAGTGACAGTTATCAGCCCGCAAGGCAACAAGTTCATGGGAGACTTTATCTTGAAAACGGGAATAAACATTATGACCCAGTTCAAGATACTGGAAGACCTTATTTATTCAGAAATCTCGAAAGTGCTTGACGAGGTGCAGGCAAAGGATAATTACCTGTATAACGCATCATTTGCAAGCAATACGAACGGTTGGGAGACAAAGAACGATGTTCGTTTCTTTACTGTAAACGGAAAGTTCTTATTGGTTAACGACAAGTTCTATTCCCGTAAGGATGCCATGGCTGCCGTTATCAGAGACGGGGATAGAAACGTGCTTCGTATTCTTTCTTCCGGAATAAAACAGTCAAATGCTGATTTAGCCAATAAACCTACCTATGAGGAAGGGGAAGAACCGAAGAAGTTCTTTATCTCTTTCCGGTATAAGGTAGCTACAGCCGGAACACTTACGATAGGCTTTCCCGGTCAGAACCTGCATTTCACCGAACGTCTTGAACCGGGTGAGGAATACGTAATGAAGGAGTATTCCGGTACATGGGACGGAACGGGCGACTTTGAATTGAAGTTTACGGGGGATATATACATACATTCGCTGGCTCTTGCCGAAAACGCATTCGAGGATTTATATACAAAATTGAGTTCTGAAATAAAGCAGACAGCGGAAAGTATCAGGTTGGAAGTGAAAGAACTATCGGAAAGCAACAATCAAAGGTTCTCGCAGATTGAGCAGCGGGCTGATAGCATTGAGTTGTCTGTTTCCGAAATTGGAGACAGCGTAAAAGAGTTGGGTATTAAAATTGACGGAATAAATGATGAAATTTCATTATTCGTTAAAAAGGACGACATCATTAATTCCATAAATGTCAGTGATGAAGGAATAGTTATAAATGCCAATAAAATCAATTTAGAGGCATATACTCCCAAAAATGGAGTTATAGCTGCTATAAATTTAGGAGATGAAGGAATTAAGATTAAAGCAGAAAAAATAGATATATCCGGAGCTGTTACATTTGACTCTTTGAATAGTTCCTTACAAAGCACTATTAATGAGAAAGTTTCATCATCTTCTCTTGGCGGACTTGCATACAAAGATGCAGTTGAGGCATCTCAATTAGGAAGCACCATAATCACTGGCGGATACTTAAACTCTAATTTTATAAAGGTAAATACCTTAGAAGCTGGATTGATTGACGGAAGAACTGTAATGACGATAGGCAGTCATGGAATTCGTATGAATGAAGGACAAATTGTCTCTGCTGAGATAGGGACTGAAAGCGTTTCCAACACTTACGGTGGATATATAATATTAAGAGAGCTTGTAAGAGATCCATCGCCTTTTTATTGTAAGCTAACAGCAATGGATTTGATTTTCTACAATCCCGATGGTTCTGTAGATAGACGTTATTAAACACTTTAACTATACAAATATATGAAAATCAATTTTAATCAACCCTTCAAAAACTACAAAGGAGAAGTTATTATAGAAGATAATGGCGCTCCGCAATTAATTAAAAATGTAGTTTCCGCATTGTTATTTAGCGGGAAATGGCTTGAAAGGAAAGCAAATGCTAAGCCGGAAGAAAAAGTTATGGCGTACGACTTAAGCATACGTGTTTACAAATCTATGGAAGAACTGGAGATAAATATCGAAGAAGCAGCCATGATTAAAGAGGCAGTTACCTCCCTTAATCCCGGCGGCTATGTACAAGTAATTAATTTAATTGAGGGGAAATAATGGAAATTACAAATGTTAATAAAAAAGGAACAACAAGAGTTTCTGATGACATACGTATCAAATACAACATGTCTGTAGACAAATCTGAAAAAGTTAGTGCTATGACAGCCAATATAGTAAAGGGAGATACTATTGTGGGGTTCTACAATGTTTCCGCCAATGGTGTTTTAGGACTTTCTTTTAGGGAGAATAATGAATTGACGACAGAAGAAATGAAACAGATATTTGACAATGCAATCAATGACTCTGTCGAAATACTAAATAAATAATTTGCGTTATGGCTTGGACAGAACAGGATTATCAAGAAATAGTTGCCCGCCTTATGGCTAACTCCATAGGAGTTAATGAAGTACCGAATGCGGACAAAGCGGATGATGTAACGTCATTGCCTGCATTTAAACCTTCAGGAAGCGACAGTGAAGCTTCTGTGGTCAATTATCCTTTAGAATTTTTGAAAGGAGAACAAGGCGAGCCAGGTATACAAGGAGAACCTGGGAAGTCATTTAAGGTAGCTGGTGAATACGCCACCCTTGAAGCCTTGAAATCCGCTGTTCCCGATGGTTCGGCAGTTGACGGGTTCATGGCTGTAGGCACGGAAGCCCCTTATGATTACTACGCATGGGTGAACGGTGAATGGGTAAGCCAGGGGAAGATTGGCGGCATAGAAGAAGCGCCAACTGATGGCAAGGCATACGGTCGCAAAAATGGGGATTGGGCGGAAGTCTCTGATAAGAAGTATGTCGATGACAGTATTTCAAGCGCTCGTAGTGTTGGCTACATGATGCAGCGTACAGAGATTGACGCCTCCGGGTTGGATGAAAATACGTGGTATCCGGTTACAATTGCTGCTGGAGAAAGAATGAATATACGAGTAGAAGTGCTTGTATCATTAGATAGCGGTACAAAACCGTCATGGTCTACACATGAGAGAGGTTTTTCTACTCGCAAAATTTGGGAATTTGCTCCGAGTGCTTGGGGCGTTAATCGTGATAGCAATATTACTATATACTTATCAGATTTCGTTCATGCAGATATAGACCCTGTGAGGGGTTTAGGTAATTTGAGCCAGTTTGATACATGCTATGTTTTTGTACGAGGTGGTGGTAAATACCATTTTTATGCTTCTCATAATGCATACGTTATTCTTCGTACTGATACGTATAAACCGAGTGGAGGTACACAAAGTGTTAGTCCAACTAGTGAAACGCCTGCGGAAATAGTGGCGGATATAGTAAAGAAGAAGTATGTGGATAATATTGCTTATGGCAAGGTTATTAATGCAGATAGTGGAACTATTTCCAATGATTTAATTGGCAATGGATTGAATTTAACTGGTGTGGATGCAGAAGAGAGAGTTAATAGGTATTTTGGCAACCTTAGTAATTTTAGAAGTGTAGTACAAGATATAATAGAAAATCACACAAGATACTTCATTCATAACAGCAATGATTGCATAGAATTAGGTTGTTTAAATACTTGGAAAAATACGGGAAACACTGAACATGAATTACATTTTATATTAACAGGATTTGGTGATGGGAATTTGCATACAAAAAGGTATTCAATAAGAATCACTGAGAATACTGATGATGCAAGATTTATAATAGTAAATATCATTTCTTCCGACAACCTCACCACCCTCACCAAGAAAACCGCTGCCGAGTACGAGGCTATTGGCTCTAAGGATGCCAATACAGCATATTGTGTAACCGATTAAAACAACAATTATGAGTAACGAAAACAGTAATCTTAGAGTTGGCTCGGCTGGAGCTGGGCTGTTTGTGGGTAGTAGTCAAATCATGGCTGGGGGAGTAGCAAATTTACTAAAGGAGATTACCATTGCACCGGATTTTAATGCATCCAATACAACAAGCGTATTAGTTGCTAACCTTAGCAGCAAAGAGTTGACTTTAACAAGGAATGATGATGTTACTATCATTCCCAAACAGCACATCGAGTGGTATTCATACAGCGGAAACACGCATGTAAAATTACAGTCCAATGAGGATATTTATATTTTAACAATACTTCATATGGGAGAGACAACAAGCTATGATAAAAAAATAGGAACTAATCTTATTGACATAAATATGCCTATGAATATAGGATTTTATCCAGCCTTTATAATATTTGACAAAATATGATGAAACTAATCTTTTTAAACAGCCGGCTCGCCAAACTGATACTCTTTGGCGGCTACACAACAATCATGCTCTTCGGCTTCATCCTTACGAAGCTGAAAGAGTTGTCCGAAACAATCATACGCCATGAACGGACACATCAGAAACAGTTCTTCGAGTGTATGGAGATAGCGGCTATCCCGTCCGTATTATTGTCATTCCATGTCAGTGCATGGTGGCTGTTACTTATCCCGCTATTCTACTACATTTTGTATTTGACAGAATGGTTTGTGAGCTTTATATACCATCTGTTTACAGACAGCAAGATTGGGGACGGTAAGGTCAATAAAAACGCTTACCGTGCGAGCGCATTTGAGATGGAAGCCAAACTCAACCAGGATAATTCGAACTACTTGAAAGAACGTAAATGGGGAGCGTGGTTCCGCTATTACGGTAAGATATGAAAATCCCGTCCTACTCTCACGAGCAAAACGGAATGACAGTAGTTCGCTTATTTGATAAGAGACACAAAGATATGAATAATTGACAAATAACGATAAGATGAAGAATAACATTATTACCCAAAGCATACCGGGTGGTTTCTCGGTAATAGCAAGCAGTTTTATTGCACAGTCATTGGAACACATGATACCGTGGCTGATAGTAACATTTTCAGTCGTTGTATGCGATTTAATGTTCGGGATAAGGAAATGCTTGCTATTGGGTGAAGAATTTCGGTTTTCAAGTGCCGTGCGCCGTACTATGGGTAAAATGGTGACATACTTTGCCTTTGTTTGTATGGTGGTGATGATAAACATTGCTTCCGGCAATAAATGGAATATTGATGTGTATTCATGCTTGTTTGTCTGCTTCATAGAGTTCTGCTCTATCATAAGCAATATCTTAAAGCCAAAGGGATATAATTTCAACTTACTGAAAGCGTTGGGATTGTTCGGAAAGAAAGTGCTCGATGTCGAAAAAGAAGATATGAATGAAATAATAACTAAAGATAAGGAGTAACAAAATGAAAAAGAAATTGATTATCGCAGCGATTGTTATCGCTATCATCGTGGGAGTTATGCTTTACATGCACTACACCCCGTTTTGGGTGAACTTGACTACTGTTGTATCATTCGGTGTCGGTGTTGTTGCCGGATGGGTGGCTCTTGTGGTTTATGACAAATATTTCAAGGAGGACGTGCAGAATGAAAATATTGATTGACAACGGACACGGAAGTAACACTCCGGGCAAGTGTTCACCGGACGGAAGATTGAAAGAGTATGCGTATGCCCGTGAGATTGCCATACGATTGGAAGCGGAGCTGCGAAAGAAAGGCATTGACGCAGAACGTATCGTCAAAGAGGAAATAGACGTTCCTCTATCGGAGCGTTGCCGTAGGGCGAACGAATACAAGGCGAGTGACACAATCCTCGTGTCTATCCACTGTAATGCAGCGGGAAGCGGCTCTGAATGGATGCAGGCGCGTGGTTGGGAAGCGTGGACTTCGGCAGGTCAGACGAAAGCCGATAAATTAGCTGACAGCTTATATGCGGCAGCCGAACGACTTTTGTCGGGTATGAAGATACGCAAGGATATGACGGATGGCGACCCTGATAAGGAAAGCGGGTTCTACATCTTGAAGCACACGAAGTGCCCGGCAGTCCTTACAGAGAACCTATTCCAAGACAATAAGGAAGATGTTGGCTTCTTATTATCGGAAGAGGGAAAACGGGCAATAGTGGACTTGCATGTGCAGGGAATTGTGAACTATTTGAATAACTCTAAAAAGTAAACATCATGGCAGCAGAAGTTTTATCATTTCAAAAAGAAGAAGGCAAAACAGCGTATTACGCAACGTTTGTCAGTGACGGTAATCCCGTTACCATACAGATAAAGAACAAGGGCGGAATGGTGACTGTATTTGCCAATATCGAGGGCATGAATCCTATCCCGCTTTCCCCAAATGCCAATCAAGCCTTAGGTCCTTCCAATGTGATATTTCGTCTTATTGGCATAGCGGCAGGTATGGAAATTACAATAAGAAGTGCTACGAAAGTGTCAGAAGCGAAAATGATTAAAGAGGGATAGCCTTATGAAACCAATCACTATCCCTTACATCAGCATTCCTATAATCGGCATTCCCGTAATCAGCATACTCACCATAGGGTTTCCCGGTGCTGGCGGAAATAAGCCGCATCCATTTCCTGACGAAGGGTATTTATTATTAGTCAATGACGCTCCATTGTTGTTGACTAATGAAGAGCCGATATTGCTTACAAGTAAAAATAAATAGTAGTATGGAAGAGAAAACAGAAAAAGGACAACAAATTGGACAACTCCCCAAAAGAGACGTTTTGACGGGTAATGAGCAGTTTCCATTTCAAGAAGACAGAGAAAATGGTTCTATCACCCCTAACGTCCTAAAGAGTTTCATTAGTTCCGGAAAAGGTGGATATATGAGCTATATAACCGAGTATAATGTTTCCATTCATCATCCTTCATCTGGAATTGATAGTGGCAATAAATATACATTAGAAGGTGCTATTGTTCAAGTTCCGGAAGATATAAGAATGGTTGGGCTAAAGGTGTCATTCTTGAACAATAGCGGACTTGTGGAGACGTGGGAATTTGCAGGTGGAGTATTTGAAAATATCGAGAATTGGAAATCAAATGAAGATAAATTGACTGACATTAGAGATGAAGCAATCAGTAAAATAAAGGAAGTTGAAAGCGATGCTATTTCAAATTTCAGTTCCCAGCGTGTTACCCCTGATATGCTGTCTGAATCGACCAAGCAGTTTATTAACGCGAGTGGTGGCGGTACGATAAACAATCTTGCGGACGACGAAGACCTTGTATCCGTAGACAAAGGGGAAAGCTTAAGTGTTTTAAAATTCGCCGACCGTGCTTATAATCCTGGAATATATGTGGGAATGGGGTATAAAATCCTGCGTAGGAATATTATAGATGGTAAAAATATACTTACCCAGGAAATGGTTAATCAGCCTCATACGATTTATATGATTCAGTATGACTATGATTTGAATGGCGCCACCATAACTTTGCCGGAAGGTTGTATGTTCGATTTTCAAGGTGGAAGTATAAGTAATGGCTTTTTAGAAGGGAAAATAGAAAATACTCATGCTCGTCCGGAGTGGTTTCATTCTCCTAAAGATGAGGATTGGTCTGCTGCCATACAGCAGGCTTTGAATGTTTGTCCTACAGTAAAACTATCAGATAAAATATACAATATCAGCAAAAAAATAGTTCTTAATATTTATAATAGCCTAATAGGATGTGGGCATGCTCGTAGTATTATTTTATCTCAAATAGATGATGGGTATGCCATATACTGTAATTTAGATGATGATTTTAATCCATTAAGTACACCTTATGCAACTATGCAGATAAAAGACTTGGATATTAGATATAAGTACTCAGGTTGGCAAGAAACAGAATACTTGGAATATTATCCTAATGCACATGCTATAGTATCTGATGGATATATAAATATAGAGAATGTATTTATAAGTCATTTTAATAAAATCATTGTATTTCCTGTTTATGCAGATAATGTACGCCTCTATAATATAAGAGCTGATGACAGGGCTAGATTGAAAAATCCACAATATGATGCCCATAAGGATTTTAATGTTAAATGGGAGAGTAATGGCGACAATACAGTTATAGATAACTGCTATAACATGAATTTTTATTTTTCAAACAATCCGAATATTACTTTCCGAAATGGTATACAATGCGGGGTATATTTATATTATGCTAACGCTTTTGTTTTTGGGCTTCATAATGAAGATACCGTTCACTATAAAATAAGATTACAAGATTCCACATCTACCTTTATAAAATGCTATTTTCATAGAAATCCTCTAAATGTTGATGAAAAGTCAATATTTACATTTAAAAGAGAATCAAGTTCAAATTTTCTAATAATACAGGATTGTGTATTTAATAATCATGGATATGTAAAAGACCAGGTCTATATACAAGAACCTACCTGCATATATGTCGAAAACAAGAATGCGGATGTTAGAATTATCAATAGCTATGTTAGTGTATCATCAAATCATGGTGATATATACTACAAACAAAATGTATTCATAAAGGAGAAAGGTACTATATATGAAGTTCCGTCTATGAACGGCAGATATTATAATGGAATTGTATGCGCTTCATCTATAACCAATAAGTTGTCATATTATTTTTATGAAAATAATATCAGTTTAATCCCGGCAAAAAGGATATATTTTACTTATAATAACACACTTAGAATAGGTGATTATAAATACGAATTATATGAGGTCTTGGATAAGGCACGCAAGATAATAACAAAAAGATCTCACTCTTACAGTATAAATAGGCTGGAAAATGATAAGGTTATCCGATTATATTTGTTCTCTACAATATATTCGAATTCAACAGCAATGTTAAGAAGAACATTCAATTCAGATGAAAGACATAAAATATATTTACCGCTATTGGCTTGTGGTACTGCTATATTAATTGATGACGGGGAAACTATTGTCGGCAATTCGACTAAATGGGAGATTGATGATGAAGATGAAAAATACAATATAATAGATGAACAATCATCTGTCGGGTTCGTATACCAGAATAACGGTATGAATGTCACTGTATTATTGAAAGAGATACCAACAGAAGGCCAGTGGGTAGCAGGTGATTCCGCATATGTAAAAGGTCATAAATATCAGTATGATGGAACTAATTGGCTTGATAAAAATGGTATTATAGCAAATACAAGGAAACAAGGGAATAGTGAAAATAGACCGACTAATGTTCCTGCTGGCTTTTATTATTTTGATACTTCTCTTAACAAACCGGTTTGGAAAAAGAATGACGATACTAATGAGTGGGTAGATGCCAGTGGAGTTACGGTGTAGTGTTTTACTAATTGTTTAATTATTTATAATATGAAAAATAACATTTTAGGTGCGGTGGTCTATCTATCCACCGCCATAGTATTCGGTGGCAGTACTGCACTGCTGATGCTCTTCATTAAGGAGAACAGCGACCGTTGCCACTACTATAACGGCAAATGGAACAAAGCAGACTTACTGTGTGGAGCTGTCGCAATATGTGCAGGCATGGTTGTTAATCATTATCTGTTGAAGTTATGAAGAAGTTAGTGTATATAGTTTTTCTTGTCTTGACGGTGTGTTCCTGTAGAACGAGGACTGTTTGTATGCCGGTTGAGACAAAGGTTCTTGATAGTGTGATTTTCCATGATACGACATTTCAAGAGAAGCTGATACCGTACAAGGACAGCGTATCTGTTGCCGATACAACGTCATTCCTTCGCAATCCGTATGCCTACAGCTATGCTTCATTTAGCAACGGGATATTGAATCATTCATTGGGCATTTATCCTCATGCTACGGTAACGGTCAAAATGCCGTATTTTATCGAAAAGATAAGAAGGATTGAAGTGCCCAAGCCTTATCCGGTAGAGAGGGAACTGTCATGGTGGGAAAAGTTTAAAATCAATTACGGTGGTGTCAGCATCTCGATAAATCTGACATGTGTTTTGTTCATAATTGTTTGGCTCACCATAAAGATAAGAAAGAAATTAACGATGTAGAAGTTGGCTTGTAGCTGACACTCTTTCGGGGCTTAGAGTAAAAAGAAAGCCCCCAACGTTCAAATAATTATTGCCACATAAAAATTTGAAAAAAGCATAAGACACCGCACGTTGGAGGCTTTAATATCTTCAACACGGTATCTTATGCTTTGTTCGTATATAATCAAATATTTTATGTGGCAGGGCAAAGATAAATATAAAATTCAGAAAAACTATGTGTAAGTCAGAAATCTTTGCCGAAACAATTAATCTCGTGGCGCAGGAGACCGAAATTACCGCCAGCCGAATACTATCTTCGGATAAGGATACGGAAACCGTAGACGCCCGCTATTTGCTTGTACAGTTGCTTGTCGAAAGGGGAATGTACCCTTCACAGATAGCTCCTAAAATTCACAAGACCAAACGCGCGATAAACTACATGATTTCCAATTTTCAAGAACGTATGGAAGGCGGGAAAATGTTGAGAATATATTGGGAAAACATTAGGAAAGCGTTGGGAAACAACTGATTTCATGGCAGTATCGGTATTTATACTTTTGTGATGCGGTTGATTTTGACCGTAATACAAAATATAAATCTCTATGGAAAGAACGTATGTCTTCAATCAAGACGGGAACAACGGAAATGGTGGCGGAAGCAAATTCGACATCATGGCTATGTTGCCCAACTTGATGGGAAGCAAGGGTGTAGACCCCGGACTTCTCGCTTTACTGAACCAGGGACGTGGCAGCCAAGACCAATGGGGCGGCTCGTGGTGGTTCATCTGGATTATCCTTTTGTGGTTCTGTTGGGGCGGCAACGGCTTCGGCAACCGCTTTGGCAATGGTGGCGGTCTGCCTGCTGAGCTTAACGGTGATGTCGGTCGTGAATACCTGATGTCAGCCATTCAGGGCAATGGCAATGCCATCAACCAGCTTGCTTCTTCTTTGAACTGCTCTACCCAACAGTTACAGAGCGCCCTGTGCAACATCCAGGGACTTATCGCCAATGTGGGCAATCAGGTGGGCATGTCAAGCCAGCAAATCATCAACGCATTCCAGTCCGGAAATCAGGCTGTTCTTACTCAGATTGCAGATTGTTGCTGCAAGACTCAGAACGCCATTACCACAATGGGCTATGAGAACCAGCTTGCGATGTGCAATCAGACCAACGCGCTTGTCAACACGGCCAATCAGAATGCTCTTTCATTGCGTGACGGTGCGACCGCCAATACCAATGCTATCCTTGCGAAGCTGGACGCCATGCAGAACCAGGCATTGCAGGACAAGATTGCGGCTCTTACAGCAGAAAAAGCCACTTTGACTGCTGAAATCTCCCAACGTAACCAGAATGCTACTATCCTGAATTCAGTAGGACAACAGATTGCTCCTTTGGCAGCAGGCTTGCAGGCATTGCAGTCCGATGTCGATGGAATAAAATGCAAGATGCCTAACACCGTTCCGGTTGTTTACCCTAATATTCAAGCCATCAACACAGACTGTTTCCGTGCTGCGGCTTTCGGTGCTTACGCCGGTGATGCAATGTATGGACGTGGCGGTTGTGGTTGTAACAACTACTGGGGTTAATTCCGGTAAGAAAGGGGGTAATTATGTGGCCTAACTTTTTTACAGGATTTCCTTTCTTGTTCCCTACTATTGGAAGGGCTAATTTCAATACCCTTCCTACGGTAGCCGTAACAGTCGGCACGGAGAACGTGACTTTGGAACTTCCTAACCATGCGTTCCGTAACAGAAGCTATGTAGGCGGTTTCTATGTCAGTCTCCGCCAGGCGATACCAGCCGGCACGACTGCTACACTCCCGATACTGATAGGGACTAACGGGGATACAAGACCGTTGCTGGCTTACAACAATGAGCCGGTGACTGTCGGCAACCTTGCCGGAACGGGTATCTACGAAATTCACTATAACAAGTACACCAACGAACTGTTCCTTGTTAACGGTGGGTATCGTCCGACAACCGCATCGACACCGACTCCGACAGCAGAAGCAACCGCTCAAAAGAGCAAGTAGTTAACATGGGGCTTTGTGGTTGTTTCCAAAATGGAAATAGCCACACCCCTTTAAAATCAAACCAATATGTTTCAAAATCTACGAGTTAACAGTACATTATTTCTTCTTCACAGAGGGGCAAATCCAAGTTTGGAATGTGGGCAGGTCGTTAATGCAAGCCCTATAAAAACTATATATAAGACTGTTCCCAACATGCCTTATCCACAGCCGGTCCAAGTTATTGATTTTGTCGTGAATATAAACGGGCAAAATGTTAATTTGCAAGAAATACCGGCTAATGCCAATATTGCCGATGATGTTAAAACGGGGATGCTGATTACTGGTTCAAGAGACGAGATGAACACCGAGGTCCTTACTATGAAACAGAAGAGCGAGGATGTTCTAAAAAGCGTGGAATATCATCAGAACTTTCTTAGGGTGTGTGACCAGATGCTTGCCACGCTTAACCCGGAATTTGCAGCCAAGCAACAGCAGGAACAAGAAATATCCGCATTGAAAGGGCAAATGTCCAATATGGATAAGAACATGCAGGAGATGAGCAGGAATATGGCTGACCTCATTGCGCAAAACCAGAAATTAATGGAACAGCTCGGAGTTGCTGAAACATCTAAAACAAAGAAATAATATGGGAATGTGGGAAATATTGGAAGAAGGACGCGGAGAATATGACCGTGACTTCGGTATGAGAGGCGGTAATCCTATGGAAGAAGCCTATAGAGAGGGTTGCCGTCATGGTTACGAGAAAGCCATGCGTGAAATGCAGGGCGGTGAAATGGGCTATCGTAACAGCGGTGGTTCACGCGGTGGAAGCTATAGCGGCGGCTCAGATATGGGCGAACGCCGTATGCCGGGTTACTTCCCGGAATATCCGGTTTACAACGAACGCCGCGATTCACAGCCTTACGGTGATGATATGGGCGAACGCAGACGCAGACGCGCCAACGGAGAGTTCATGTAATGGAGAGGGGATTATTCCCCTCTTTTGCCAATCACTTAAAATCAGGAAAATATGAAACAAAGATTAGATACATACGACAGAATACCGCCTGCAATGGCTGATTATCTCAGCCAGTACGGATGGCATTTCAGCAAGAAGATGTGCCTATGGGCTGTTTCCCGCATGAAGATGGAAAACAAATCTACGGGCAAGGAGGAAAAACTTGAACCAATCAGCAAAGAACAGGTAGAGGAACTTCTTAAAAAGTACAGTATAAACCTGGAGAAGGATGCAGGGTACGACAGCGTTTACGTGGCAAACATGGCGAAGTCGGATTACTACAAAAGTTCTATCACTGACGAAGCCCATCTCGCATTGTTCATTAAGGATTACATAGATGATGTGGACGCTTACAATGGAATGCCTTTCACTCGGTTCTATGCCGACTGCATAGGCTCCGGCAATCCTATCATGTGGGAACAGATGATGTAGCCTATGATAATACAGGATTTTTACATACCGGATTATGATTGGGAAGTAAGGGTATATTATGCGGTGGACTGCTATTATACCGACCATATCATCGCCGACCTTCAGCGGGTAGGATGCAGGGGGATGGATTTGGTGAATGCCTATAAGAACATGCGCTCCTGCAATCTGAATACGGGTATCACTTACTCCAATATCCGGAACAGACAGACCGTAATGGTTATAGCCCTTACCTCTTCCCCGGCAGAGTTTCAAAACTCTTTCGACCATGAAAAGGGGCATCTATGCCGGCATATCTCACGGGCGTTCGGCATCGACCCATACGGGGAAGAGGCGCAGTACCTTAGCGGATATGTGGGACAGAAGATGTTCCCGGTAGCGAAGAAATTTTTGTGTGAACATTGTAGACGTAGCTTATGTGGAAAATAGTACAAGCCATTTTATCAGGCAAATCACGGGAAGAAGTATATAACATGCTTTCTCCCGAACAGAAAGAGACGCTGAACAGCCTTGCCATAGCAAATGGTATAAACCGCCAACAACGTAGAAAACTTGAACGTGATGCGAAAAAGGGATTACATAGATGAGCTGCTTGAATTGGCGGACAATGTCCTTTACATGGACTATTGCCGCCTTTTCCGGGTTATCCAATGGAACGTTTAGAACGCTTTGAACGGGTTCTCCATTGGGTTATACCGCTTGCCGTTTTGGCGAGGGCATTAGCTTGGTGTCTCTAATTCTTTTACATCCTCTAAAGCCTTATATAGCACATATAGCGTACCCATGTGACATTTGAACAAGTCGGTAGCGCCTTCTTCTACGTATTGTGCGTAATCAAACACCAGTTCAATAAGCTCTTCCCGTAATTCTTCGGGAGATATGCAGTCTTTGAATAATTCGTCTATTGCGCTAAGGTCGTATTTCTTCTTAGCGGGTGTTGTATTTCTTTCCATGATGAATATTTGTTTAGTCTTTTGATAAAAGCCTGTCCGCAATAGATACGGACAAGGCTTGATGTTATTTGCTTTTACGTTCCTCTTCGAGCATTTCCTCTACATAGGAAACTTTATCGAGGTTAAAATCAAGGATATTTCTTACGTCCTTGTGCATTTGGATAAGTTTGTCTCTGTTGTCACTGAACTTATCCATTGCCCTAATATCCCTGATTATGCGTTGGATAAATTCGCAAACCAATGTAATGCCAATAGCCATTCCGTCAGCCGTATATTGCTCTACTGCCTTATCCATAGCCTTATCCGCAAAATTCATTGGAACCATATTACCGTTTTCATCTTGCTTATAAGTAGTAATTTCTTTCCCGAAAAATTCCTTAAAAGCATCGGGTAATGAAAAGCTTGCATGGGCTTTTAAACATGTAATCATATACTGTAAATCGGCACAGGTAGTTTCTTGCACAATATCCCTCCAATCATCTTGCACCATTTCACCAAGAGCTGTATGATGTCTCAAATCATCTTTGGTTAGGTTTAAAGTTCTTATGCTACCGTCCTCATTGTAATCTGATTCTTCACCTCCATATTCGTTGATAGATTCAATCCTTTTTGAACAAGCATAAAATTTCCACTTCCCTTCGTATTCGGAAAAGTATTCATTAAGTATTTCGTTCCATTCATTAAGCCTTTCCACAACTCCATGAAACCACAATTCCCAAAGAACAGTTTGATAAAAAATAGCAGAATAATCTTTATTCTCTTTCTTAGTGTCCTCAAATGTTCTTGGTGAAGAAAATATTCTTACAGTTTCCAATTCACCAATAATTTTATTAAAATATACCGCCAAAACGCAGCTTTCGTTTACATTGCACATAACGTCATAGAACGGTGTTTTTGTATCTCTTTTCATAATGTATTGTTTACGTTTATCACTAATTTTAGAACCCTAATACATTAAGAAATTCATCAAACTTATCTCCATACCATAATGGTTGAGTTTCTTTCGGATTATTCGGATTTACTTGGTTTTCTCCATACAGAAGACCTTTCTCCGTAATTGACTTAAATTTCTTTTTCTGACCGCGTGAAGAATTCCTTTCTACCTCACACAAAAAACCTTTCTGCATGGCTATTTTATTGAAAGCCTGTGCAGAAATCTGCCTTTCCAGTCCTCTTTCTTCAAGAAGTTTTGTTGCTGATTTTATTATCCCTTTTGACGGGGTATAGTCTGGAAGCGGTAGATTGTACGGTTCAAGTATCTGCTTTGCAATAATTAGCTTTGAGTTCTCGTTCAAGTTCAAGAATTTTGCTGCCCATGTAGCAGCTTTCATCTTGTCGGATATGGTTGGCTGTTTCGTTTCTGTTTTTACCAAACTGATTATCGGTTCGGCTTTTCCTGTTTCCAAATCTCTCCAACGAACAACCAATTTTGCTCTCGTTTCATCATTGAATTTGGAAGCGACATACATACACTCATCGTAATGTAGTTCATAACAAGGACGAGTTTCTCCTTTTGCATCCTTGTATTCAACGAGCGCAAAATTGCGCCCGTTAACTTTCACCCATGCTGGTTCCATATCACGAATAGAGCGCATAACATCTTTGTGGTTTCTACCTGCGAGCTCTGCAATTTCAAGCGAGCTCATTGTTTTCTTGTTTGGATTTAATTCATTTGCCATTTTTGTAACGTTTTATGGCATTGCAGAAAGAAGACGGTCTGCAATTAACCCGCCGTTACACATACCTAAGAGGCAGTTGGGAGGCTATTAACTCTCCACACGGGTTTGCAGACCGCTATAATATACAGCGTTAGCTTACAAACATAAAAAATGCCTGCTAATAGCAGACAACCGTCCGCCTCTTAATATGTGTAACGCTGCAAATATACCTCTAATTTCTATAACGCCCAATAAAAAACTTAATATTTTACTTTTCTACCCCATATCATCGCGGAATAGATGGCTTTTGCATACAAAAAGAGTTCCTCACGGCTGGTAAGGAACTCAACTCGAAGGGCTGCACATTTCGCATCAGTCCAAACTGTTTCATCTTTTTCCATTTCTCAAATCATACTTCTTTATATAGTTATCAACAGTGGTTTTGCTCACTCCCAATTTCTTTGCAATATCTTTCAGGCGCATACCGCTGACAACAAGTTCCCTTACTTCTTCGACATCAACTGTTACCCGGTATCCTCCACCCTTCTTTTCAATCGCTGAAATAGAATTGAATAGTTTTCGCTTCTTCTCTGCATATTCAGGGGTAAGCTTATCTTTTGTTACATATATGACTGTACGGCAGTCTATACGTAACGGGAAATGTTTAATACTTTTTTCCATGTTTGTTTTCTCTCAATTCATTGTATCTCATCTTCTGATTGATATGCCATATAAGGTCTATGCCCAAATGTTTAGCAAGCCCGAAAATAGCCAATAGCATGCTGTTTAATTGCCCTCCTAATGGATAGCCGTATTCATACTCATATCTGATGGGAATTGTGGATATAGCGTATATACTTTCTGTAAAGGTCTCATCATTGCAACTTTCCTCTGCCCCGTACAACATTTCTTCCGTAAAGTCCTCAATGTCTATCTTACGCAATCCGCACAAATCAAGCAGGCGGATTACAGCATCAGCGAGTTCTTCCTCTATGCTTCCCTTGATAGTTTCATTGTATGCAACTTCGAAACCTATCTCCTTGGGAGTGCCTGGAACCAGCCCCTGGCAAATACGGCTATTGGCTATCTTCTTATTATACCAATCAACATTGGCCCGTTTCCCTTTTCTATCCGCTTCCACGGCTTCCATAAGCTCGGATATTACAAGGCAAAGGCAATGTTCGTTACTCAATTCTTCATCGTGGAAACCGTGGTCGCAAGCGGTTTTATAGGCGCGGTCGCGCAGCTCATTTAGATTCATCTGTTCTTTCTTTTATAAGGTTAAAGTGAATTAAGAGAGATAGCGGATACGGGGCGAACCCAATTGAGATTGGACTGAATGAGGTAGTTCCTATTACCATATTTCCAATCGAGAACAAAATTGCGTTTATTTTCTCTTCTCGTAGAACACCAATACCAGTTATCTTTCACTGGTTGTTTTCCGCAGATAGCTAAGGCAGTATTCAGCATAACCTTATGTTCATGCCCTAAGACACTCTCTTGTAGTGTCGGAATGTGCCAACTTAATCCACATAAGTCCAATGCTATGATTTTCTCGGCAATTTCGCTTCCGGATGCAGCTAATGCTTTGGTATTGCCTATTCCATCGGTATCCTTCATACCTTCTTCTGCGGTTGGATATATCTTTCCTATTTGCTCTTTCTCCAAACCTAGAAGAATATGGGTTTCATTATCCATATCTTCCGGATGGAATAATAAAGCATTGCCATCATGGATAATAACTACACATTGTGCTTGTTCGTTTTCTTCATGCAGTCCCCAAAATTTAGGTTCTACAAAATTCTTATTGACGGTAAAGATGAATACACCATTACCTACATTTTCTTTTGTGTAAATTCCTTTGTTCATAATCATATAAGTTTTAATATTTCTCAAAATTTGGGATTTGTAAATAGAACGAGTTTCGAGACATGGGAAGCCAACACTTTTGCTCCTCATTGCACGTATTCCAATTATTTTCTCCAAATTCATTATTTAATGCTTCCACTATCTTATAGGCTACATCTTTTACAAAACGAGTATTAAGCATCTTCTTGTCTTTAATAACGATTGTAGGTGTATAGAGTGAAATTTTATACTCCCCACCGTTTTCTATCGACCAGCTACCTTGTGCTACTGTAATGTGCGGATTGGTTTCATTCTTATACTCTTGTACTATACTTAGATAGCCATTAAAATAGTTGGCTATTAGTTCCGACTTATATACTTTTAGCCCCGTTGCTTTTTCTAAAAGTTTTCTAAGCCTATAAGCATCATTTACAACAGGGTCCATTCTCATATAAGTTTTAAAGTTTCTTGTATTCCGGCTTCAAGTGCTTCCTCGTAGCTTTTATAATGCACCAAAGGCCTGTCGGATAATCCCACTAAATCATGGTTCGGTATTGTTAGTATATCATATATCCAATAGTCTCCATACATATAGGATACTTCAACGTGTAGCTTCTTGGTTTCACGCAGCCACTTTTGGGCGATATACAATGTTGGACACAAAAATTCAACTGATTCGCCATCTATTTCCGTACAACACGACATACTTTGCGGAAGGTCATATTTTGTAATAACCTTATTGCAGCCTATTATGTGTTCACACTTCCAATTGAAGCCCTTATCTTTCAGCTGCTTCGCTGTCTCTAATGTTACGAGTTCTTCGGTCATAGCTATTGTCTTTTCAAATTAATAATCTTCGTTTCGTAGTTGTCAAGCCCCTTTTTATGGGTACAGATAATCACTATACTATCATTGAGATAAGTCACGCTTCCCTCAATTGTACGGTGTTCTATAGGGTATTCTCCAGAGTTATTGCACCCGAATAGTGCAACTGTTGCCAAAAGGATAATTATTTTCTTCATACTTTAAAGTGTTCAATCAGTTCGTTTACGGTAGCCTTGTGAATGGTATCTGTGTTAATGTCAACATCATTGTAAGCCCAATAGGTAGAGAACTTGATTTCAGGACACAAAATCCATTTATTTCCATCGGTAAACCATTGAAACTTATCTGTATCATCCCTTAATGCAGCAATAGCCAATAAAAGCTCTTCGTTGGTTCCGCAATCAACACTATCGGTTTCGTCAGGATGTGGAATGTTACTGAAAAACTCAACACTATATAGACTGTATTCGGGTTCAGTGAAAATACATAAATCTTCGTTAAGTTCCGCCCCAAATAATCTATATCCCAACTCCTCCAACTTCTTCCGAAGCTCCGGTGTACTTTTTCTTATAAAGCACGGTGTTGTAAATCCCATAGTCATTCCTCCTTATCTATCTTAATATCTGTTACTTTGCCACGATTGATAAAACCGCCACAGCTAAACAAATCGGTTATACATGCTGTGTAGTTCACCTCTGCGCATTTCTCGTACAGAGAGCATGAGGCACAATGAATACTATCATGCACCGCTTCATGCAGCACTCCGTCTATTATTATTCCGTTCTTTACTTCCATGATTATTTCCCTTTCAAAATTTCAAGTAATTCTTTCGCTCTTTTATATGTATCAAAGCCTTTTATGTTTCTCCATTTATCAGAAAAGAAGCCATCTTCTCGTACCTGAACCCAATATACTGTTATAGGGATACAACCGTTATATCCATGACCTTGTATAATCCTATATCGTTCCATGATTTATAGCGTTAAAGTTATATCTACTTTTATGTGCTCTGCGGGTTCGACTGTTAGTTTCGACTCTGCATATTGCCGTACCGGATATATAACATTAACATTCATGCCTGTCTCGGCTTCAAGTTTTTCCAGAATATGAGCTATCTCCATTTCGGCTTTCGCTTTCTTGTTTTTTGCTTCTTCTATATCCATGGTTATTTCCCTTTCAATTTCTTTATTAGTACATCAGCCACCCTCAAAGAGCCTATTGCAATATCATCATAAGTTTCACTGTCATCGTTTATTCCTAAAGCAATACAATACCCTTGCATAGCAGCTTTCGCCAATTCATAACGCCTTTGCTCCCAATCAATAGTTTCAAAATTATCAAAGAAGTCGAGTTCTGACACTTTGAAATACCTACCTTTCACTAAGGCAGTCCCATCATCATATAAATCCTCAACCTCCACAATTTCTCCAGTTGCTTTTATTTTTGCTTTCATAACTGATTAGTTTTAATATACCTGTTTTCAATACACCAACACAACATCTCGTAGGCTACATCTAATAGATTTCCGGCAACTTTAAAAATGAATGGTTCAGATATGCCTCTTTGGTAACTTATAGCCCAAGGACCAGAAAAAAGAGGTTCAACGCACATCTTATACATTACACCGAAGTCATTTATGTATCGCGGTAACTTGCTGAGAATATCCTGCAAGGTGTAAGTAAATTCTTTTTCTCGTAATGATATGTCTGCATACCCCATTACATGAAGTACCCATTCGTGTCTTGTGGCAGAACCTCTTTGAAATATCATACTTGCATCACTCGTATCTAATCCAAGTTCCTGCAAATGTTTCATTTGGTCTATTGATAATACTTGTTTTGATTTCATAATTCCTCCTCCAATTTTTCCAAAAGTTCCTTGGATAGTATTTCACAGTAATAAATATTGTCTATCATCGCGTCGTTAGAACTCACATCCGCCTTAAACCTCTTAACGAGTACCCATCCATACCACTTTTTCACTTGAACGTCAAAAATATGGCCATATACTCCATGTGTCTTAATTCTGTACTTTTCCATCTCTTGTATTTTTCTCGAAACATTTCACATCCGGATAGAACCAGTCCAAACTACCAGCTATCCCGTCCAGCCATAAAGCACATACATATCCGCGAGAACGGTTCTCTCTATCTACCACATGGAGATAATGCTTGCATTTTTCACAGCAAATATTGTTGGTTTGTTTATCCATAATTCAGTCTCCTTTCTCCTTAATCCGTTCCAGTACATCCTTGTTGGCTTCGAGTATCTCATCGAAAGAGGGGATGGGCATCCAATAGGTAATGCCTAATCTTTCTTTATTAACATTTGCCCCGGTTTCCCATTCACCCAAAGATGAAAGCTGGCAAATAAGGAAGCCATAAGCCCCTCTTGTCAGAACCACGGTATTATTTTCTGGCAACCGTTCCTCAACGCTTATCCACGGGGATTGCCTTGACTGCCAGTCTGCACCTTTCTTAAAAGCCCGTAATGCAACCGATTTTGCCAATGCCTTGATAGCTATACTGTCTCTTTCATCATAGGCAAGCTCTGCATCTTTATTATATGTACTTTCACTCCAATGAGTGCGGGCTGTTTCTTCTACTGTCTGTTTCATATCACTGTTAGTTTCAATTATTTATTAATAACCACCGCCATTGTACTTATAGATGTCCCACTTTCCTTGAATTCTCCGGCGCCGATTTCAAATACTTCTCCACGTACCTCTTCCAACCATTGGCGGAAGTCGACACATTTCTTTTCCGAAGCGAATTTCCAGTGCGAGCTGGTAATGGCTGCGAGCGTTCCGCCGGCTTCTAAATGTTCATACATCATTCTCACATGCTCTATATCCTGATTGTTTGAGAAAGGCGGGTTGGCAATAATCTTGGTATAGCTTCCTACGCTGTCCTTTGTAAAATCTTCATCAAGCAGTATCACATTTTCCAACGAATGCAAAAACTCTCTGTTTTCCGGCATCAGTTCATAGCATTCTACTGTTACGGAAGGACAAGCCCTATGAATGGCTTTAATGAGAGCACCACGACCGGCACTCGGCTCCAGTACCGTATCATTCTCATATATTCCGCCGGCAAGCATGACCAGCCAGTCCGCCACCTCAGCCGGTGTTTCAAAGAACTGGTATTCCTGCTGAAGATTACAACGCTTCCCTTCTTTAAGGATTGAGAACACCCTCTCCGGATTGAACGGGAATGTAAAACCCTGTATCTTTCCACCTTGCCAGGAACCGCCGGCTTCCTCAATCCACTTCTTAGCCTCAGCATACGATTTCTTGTTGAATTGTACATTGGGAAGTTTCAACAAACCGTTCTCCAAGGTACAATGCCGCAATATCTCTTCAACGCTCCAGCTTTTCCCGCTGTCAGCTGTACCTTTCTTGCTTTCTTTGTTCTCCTCAATGCCTAACAGTCTGTTCAATGATTTTTGTACACCGATAGCAATGGAGGCATTGACTGACATCCACTCCAGTATGGCTGTCAGAAACTCGGTGTCTACATGTCCGGTCTCGTCATAAATGGTTTCCTTGTCAATCAGGCTCGGAAGCTGCTTGAATGGTTCAAGGCTACCATGTAACGTTTCGATTAAAATCTCTTTTTTGTTCGTCATAACTCTTTTGTAAATAAATTCTTGTTGTGTCCACACTCCCATGGCCGAGAAGGTCGGCCAGTTGAATGACATCCTTATTTTTTTTCAGGAACATTTTTGCGAAAAAATGCCGGAAGGCGTGCGCGTGCATCTTCCTTGAGTCAATACCGCAATGTTTGCCCCATGCTTTCAAATGTTGTGAAAAACCTCGTTGAGTTAACGGGCCGAATTTCCCAACAGCGAGAAGTCCTGTTTTGCCAGCCTCTTTCATGTATGCTATTGCTTCCTGTCTCAACTGTTTTTGGAAAAAGAAGCGACGGTATTTATTACCTTTACCGCGAAGCGTAACCTCACCTGCCGCTATGTCTTCCCACGTGAATTGTTGGAATTCTGATAGACGTGCGCCCGTTGTACCCAGTACCTTGATAAAAAAGTAGTAATCCTTGTTGGATTTCGTTTTCAGAAAATCCAGTAGGCGGTTGTACTCCTCTTCTGTCGGGACGTTGTTTACATCGAGCTTGCGCTTCATCTTAGGCCTTTTAAGTTCTATCGGTTTCTTTAACCATTTCGAGAACTTTTCTAAAGCGGTGATACGCAAACGGATAGTTTGCGGGGATAGTGATTTCTCTTCCAAAGTCCGTATAAACCTCTTGCAGTTTTCCATACTTATATCATTGGCATATTCAAAGTATTGTTTCAAAGAGGTGTGGTAAATATCTACAGTATGCGAAGAGTAATCATTGCTATCGGTAAGCCATACTATAAAATCATTCAACAGTTTCCTGTTCTTTTCTGAAATGGTATCAAGCCTTTCCAATGTCTTTATTTTCTTTTCCCGACGGTTATACCCGATTTTAAGGTGGAATAATAAATCACAAATGGCTTCACTCATCAATGGATAACGTGCCCCAATATTGGCATTTTCACGCTTATAAGCCAGATAACCACGGCGATTGACTTCTTCGGCACTTTCAAGAAAATCCGTTACATATTTGATATATTTGCCGATGGTATCATAAGTTCTACTTGTTGTATACAAGTAGGAAATATAATCGGTTAAAATCTTTTGCCTGTCATTATTCATTGCTTATTCCTTTTTCTTGATTTAATCTTGATTGGATTGTTTTTTGTTCCGGTACCGAACCATTCTAAGCGGAAACCGTGTATCCGGAGCCAATATTTAAAAGCGGGGATAGTTGTCTGTTTCATAATCTTCTCGATTAAATTATTACCATGACATCACGCTTTCTGGCGAATATAGAATCCGTTATATAGTACGTGATGGATTTCTCTTACCCGTTTCAAATCGTCTAAAAAGGATTGAGGGTTATGTTCCTTTATTTTTCTTATATTCATTTGTTTTCCTTTCTTTCATTCCGTTTCCGATTGTCTTCCGAAACACACATTTTGCACCATGATGCCTTGATGTGATACGCCTTTCCGTTGCGGTGAATCGTTCTATCGTAGAAGCAGGATAGCAAAAGCGGTCTTTTGCAGCGGCTGCACACCTTGCGTTCTACACCGTCCACCATCACCCGGTTCCTCGGTTTCCGCTTCACTATCTCGCACGGACCGCATTCGGATGCACCGTACTTCCGGCAATAGGCAAGGGAATACTTGCCACATTTGGTGAAAGAGGTGCAATCGGAGCGGGGGACTGTCTGATGGATGTTCATACTATTTGCCTTTTTCTATA